TGCGAGACAAAAACCAACGTCCGGGTCGCAACCCGAAGACGGGGGAAGATATTCCCATTACAGCCCGCCGCGTGGTGACCTTCAGACCCGGCCAGAAGTTAAAAAGCCGTGTCGAAAACGCAACGCCCAAAGCAGAGTAATATGAACTAACCCAAAAAGGCCGCAATCGCGGCCTTTTTTCTTTGCGCGAAGGGATACCCACCGTAAAATCAACATCATCACTCACACGAAAACCGAACCCATGCTCGATTTTGCCCGTCAACAACACCGTTCCGATCTGCGCTGGCTGCTGGCACTGATGACAATTCTGCTCGCCATTTTTGCCGTGAGTCTGTGCGCCGGAGAGCAGTGGATCGGGCCAGAAAACTGGTTGAGCGATCAGGGCAAACTGTTTGTCTGGCAAATTCGCCTGCCGCGTACGGTAGCCGTCGTGCTGGTCGGTGCGGCGCTGGCGCTGTGTGGCACCATCATGCAGGCCTTATTTGAAAACCCACTGGCGGAACCGGGGCTGCTCGGCGTCTCCAATGGCGCAGGCGTCGGCCTTATAGCCGCAACGATGCTGGGCAGTGGAACTCTTACTGGCTGGGGCGTTAGCCTAAGCGCCATCGCCGGTGCGCTGCTTATCACCGTGATTTTACTGCGCTTCGCCAGACGGCATTTATCGACCAGCCGTCTGCTGCTGGCCGGCGTCGCGCTGGGGATTATCTGCAGCGCCTTAATGACCTGGGCGGTCTATTTCTCCACTTCATTCGACCTGCGCCAGCTGATGTACTGGATGATGGGCGGTTTTGGCGGCGTGGACTGGCGGCAGGGCTGGCTGATGGCGATACTGATGCCGGCGATTCTGTGGGCCGCTTTCCAGGCTAAACCGCTAAACATGCTGGCGCTGGGTGAGATCTCTGCCCGCCAGCTCGGCCTGTCGATCGGCCTGTGGCGCAATGTGCTGGTGGTCGCTATCGGCTGGATGGTTGGCGTCAGCGTCGCGCTGGCCGGAGCCATTGGTTTCATCGGACTGGTCATTCCCCATATGCTGCGCCTCGGTGGGATTACCGATCATCGTACTTTACTGCCCGCCGCCGCCATTGCAGGCGCGGCAACGCTGCTGATTGCCGATATTATTGCCCGCCTGGCCATGAGTGCCGCCGAGCTGCCGATTGGGGTCGTGACCGCAACACTGGGCGCGCCCGTATTTATCTGGCTACTATTAAAGGCGAGTCGCTGAAGTATCTGTAATAATTGAATATTCTTCAAACTGGCATAACGTCGGGGGCACAGTGGGGGCACTCCGCTAAATTTTCCCGTTTAACATGTCTATCTGGTCATCGTTCATCCGCACGATCCATTTTGAATATACGGTGTAAACCATACGCGCATTTTTATGCCCCATCTGGCTGGCAATGAACGATGGATTTGCACCAGCTGATAGTAACCAGCAGGCATATGTATGCCGGGTATGGTAGGGACTACGATACCTTACGCCTGATTTTCTCATGGCGCCCGGCCATGTCAGATTTATCGTGCTCTGAGAATAATGCCTGCTCATTTCCCCTTCATCATGGTTGGGCACGAAGCAGAATCTCAGGCTTTGCTTTTCAGTTTTCCCACGTTCGCGGTGGTAAAAGTCGATCTCTGCGGGCACCTTATTGCCAGTAAGCTCGAATTGCCTCGTTAACGCTTCCAGAGCCGGTTTTAGCAGCTTTACTGTCCTCACACCGGCGTTTGTCTTCGGTGGACCAAACTTCTTTGTGAGCGTCATTGTACGCTTAACATGGACCTCGCCATTCGTTAGGTCGACATCCTCCCAGGCCAGACCGGTTAATTCACCATGGCGTAAGCCGGTATAGACGGCAAACGTCCAAAGGTTTAAATGCTGACCCTGCCAGTGCTTAGATAGCTCCTGAAATTCTTCTTTCAGCAATGGGTCTGGATCAAGTTCGGATGTCTTCAGACTCTTTATGTTCTCAAACGGCTTGTGCTGGATGTAGTTACTCTGGTGAGCGAAGCTGAGCATTCTGCATAATTGCCCCATGAAGGCGTTAACAGTTCTGACGGTGCGTTGCCCATCGGATCTGGCCTTAAATTCCCCTTCAAGTAATTTCTTCCTGTACAACAACATATCGTTTAGCTGAATTTCTTCAAGAGAAGTGCTTTCTCCGATAATTTTCGTGAAGAGAGTACTGACCGAGCGAGTAATCATCATCGTTGCCGGGCTGATCTCCACCTCTTTCACTGCGTGATATGCATCGCACAGCTCTCCAAAGGTTAAGACGCTCTTCACGGGCGTCGAAAACTTCTTCAGTGCTTTGCTCTCCGGAAAGCGCTCTTCGTATTTGAATGTACCCAGCTGAATTTCAGCGCATATCAGCGCTCTAAGATTGCCGGCTTTCTTGACGTTAGAATTGTTCACCGCCCAACCCTGCAAAACTTCCCTGCAGCGAATATTCTTATACTTGAATGATATCCTCAGTTTACCGTTGTGGATTTCAACACCGGTAGGAAAGCCTGCCATTACGCGTCCTTAATGAAATGGTTTATTTTGGGGTAGTTGTACCAGGCAAGTCCTTTCTCGGACTCAGTTCTGCCATCGGCGGTAACGTATTTAAAATGGATGCCGTTGACCCATGATTTAAGACGGTAGCTCTTGATTTGCCCACTTGAGAGCCCAGTTCTTTCGGTGAGTTTGGCCTCAACAATCCACTCTTCGTTAAAAATTACCTGTGACATAGTTCACCTCAGGTAACCGGCATCAGTATAAAGATGCCGGTTAAAAATAATTGATATTCCGATATCAGGAGGCCTGACCGGGTAAGGAACGGAGCCGACGCATGCCCGTCATTGCTGTAGCCACATAGCTCGCCTTACGATTCACTACTTCAACCCAAACTTTCACACCTTCAACTCTCACTGTGTAGGTCTCTTTCATCTTGCTTCGCCCGTAGTCGCCGTAACGTTGCTGGTGGGCGGTGAGCGCGATGTCACATGCCTGACGAGCTAAAGGGGATTGCTTACTGCCTCGATTGATCAGTCGCATTTAGTCTCCTTAAGGGGAGGGTTGCCCCTCCCAATATCCTTAGGCCACGTATTCCGGTTTCATATCCGCCAGTGTGATGCTGAACTGATCGTGCAGCTCATCTCCCAGATGCCGCTTTGACGATGCCAGCACGCGTTCGGCTTCCGCGAACCGCTCGGCGGCATTCGGCTCATCGGGCTGGGGCAGGGAGTTGATCGCCGCCTCCACCTTGTTGCGAGCATCTACAAGGTAGTAACGCTTCACCGCTTTGTTTTTCAGTTCAGTGAAGAGAGCTGAGCCTAGCGCCGCTTTAGCAGTTTCGATGTCTGCGCGTAGCGCTTTGGCGCTATCTACATCCTGAGCGGCCTCGATGCGGTCGCGGAAATCATCGGCCAGAGTGTTGATGTTGGAGGCGGACTCCTGCGCGCTTTGCGTGGTTGTAACTGTGTCACCAGAAATATCCGCCAGGTTCACGCGCTGTGGTGCCGGGTTAATCTCCCTCTCAGTTCGTGGTTCAACCTCGTCTGGGCTGTAGACACCGAGAATGACTTCAGGGCAGTACAGCCTGGCCCAGTACTTCACTGCGAGGTATGCGATCTGCTGCTTTGGTGCCGTCTTCCACAGAGGTGAGTTGCGGGTGGTGATATCAGCCAAATAGATGCTTTCTCCCCAAGTGATATCAGCTTCTCCGCGCAAAACGGCTCCGACCCGGATAAACAGACCTGACTCATCACGCGCATCTTTGTGTCCAGCGATCTTTTCCCAGTTGCCACCATATTCGTAATGGAAGCGGCCAACTATTGCGCTGGAACTGGAGATCACTGCGTTGACCAACTGAGCCTCGTAGCCCAGCACGCCGTTGACCAGGTGCGTTTTCTGCGCGACAGCGTAAGGGTTCATGCCCCACTGCATAGCCTGCATGACGATAGCCATACAATCGGCGGGTTTCCCCGCCAGGTGTTTGGGAACAGTAACGGCAGACTGCGCCATTAGTTCGGCAAACGAAGTCAACTGGCCAAGTGCCTGAACGTTGAATACTGCATTGCTGGCAGAGATGGTATTCGGAGCCTGCTCAGTTGTGATGATATTGGTATTTTGCATGGTCGGATCCTCCTTTAAGCCAGACGCAGCGCTTCAAGACGGCGCAGGTCAAAATCGTTCAGTTCGTCGGTGTAATCGTCGGTAATCGGTGCTGGCCACTCGCCAGTGTCGAAGCCAGTGGCGATGGCGCGCATTGATTTACGGTACTCAAGCATGCCCAGCTCCAGCAGTTCTTCAGATGCCTCAATGATGGCGATCCAGTGATAGTTCTCGTCTTTGTTGACGAAGATCCAGAAGAACTGGTCCAGCGCCGCGGTTTCGCAGTACATGGCCGCGCTCAGGTGGTAATCACGTTCAATGATTTCTCTGTGAAGTCGGGCGCGCAGGCTTTCCTGCTTAATATTCCACATACTGATAGTTTTCAGGTCTGCGCCGATACGCACGCCGTCCAGGTCGATCTCGAGGTCAGGGCGCACACGTACTTCCAGACCGGTCTCCTCGTCAAAGCCGAAGTAGCTCACCTCAACGGCGCGGCTTGGGTGCTGGAGCAACATGCCAGCTGTTGGATGTGCCAGTAGTGCGGACTGAATGGCCTGGGCGGTTGCCAGCTGCTGGCGCGTCACCAGAATTTTGTCGCCAGGGTTGTCGCGCCACGCATCAAGCAGTTCGTCAGCGAATATCGCATCCGGCTTCACAGACTTCACCGTTTGGATCATCTCCGCTTTGGTACCGGAAACTTTTAGTGGTGCCGGTTTCTGTGCTTCCTGCGCCACCAGGTCAGGGTTGATGATAGCCAGCTGCTCCAGCAGCGCGTCACGGCTGCCATTGGTTTTAACCGGTATGGGCAGGGTGGCGTTGTACTCTTTGATGCATGCCTTCATTGCCGTTGCAGTCTGCTTCTGCTCAGGTTCAATGCGCTGGAACTCAGCCGGTAGCGCCATGTAGCTCTGCGCGGTTTCCTCCAGGCTTGCGCCCAGCGGCAGTTGCGCGGGTAGTGTGGCGTTGTACTCTTCCAGCAGCGCTTTGATATCGTCTGTACCCAGCAGCGCTGGCAGACTGGCATTGTGTACGTCGATGAACTCGCGCAGTGTAGCGGTGGTGGTAAAAGCACCTTCAGGGATTTCCGGCTCCACACTGAACTCTTCAACGAGGTTTTCCGGTTGCAGGGCCAGTGCATGGACCAGGTTACCCATATCCAGTACTTTGGACGGCGCGCGCTGGATAGTCTTGGCGACGTGGCGCGCGTTGAAATACATCAGGCTCACACGGGCATCTTTAACCTGTGTGCTACTGATCCCGTTCGCTGCGTGATAAACGTTGTTAGGTAAACCTTCATAACGACCCGGTTCGAAGTAGGCAGGGTATTCGGCAGCTGGTTCGTCCCGCTGCACTTCCGGCTCATTTTGGGTCGCTTCTGGCACATTCTGGTGTGCAGAATCGATATTCTGGTTGGCTGAATCTGTTTTTTGGTTGCCATCCCCCGGTTCTTGATTAGCGAGGCTAGGTGCTGCAGCGGCCAGTATCTCAGCCGGCGCTACTGTAACTGCTTGCGTATCATCTGCATCAACGCCTTCGCCTGGTTGTACCGGATCAGTATTTTCGACTTTCTCTGGCTGAGTCGCTTCCATCTGCACATCGCTGGTGGTCTCCGTTACGTTTTCCGTTTTTACGACTTCATTTGAGGAGGTAGTGATAACCGGGTCGTTTTTTCCACCCATCAAACCTTCGACGGAGAACATGCCGCTGCCGAGGTTCTCAACCTGTGGGTGTTGTGCTGCCGCTTCAGGTTCTGCCACTGGCTTAGGCAGCGTCATTAACTCAACTGCGGAATTAAATTCAGTCGTCATCGTCTGGCAAACGAACTCGTGGTGTGCAGCTGGTATTAGGTAGATATTTTCCGGCGCGATGTGCACCAGGTTGAAGATTGCAGTGCGGTTAACTCCCAGGACGCCCGGCTGATTACGCAGGATGTTGCTCCATGATTTCCACGGTTCTTCTTTCTTCGTAACGATCTCTTTGGCGCGGCGCAGGATGCTACCTGGGATCTCAAAGTGGTTGAAGTCCATCGGAAGCAGGGCGCAGGCAATCTCAAGATCGAGGGTGTCAAGTGTATGGTGTGCGCCTTCGCCGCGGTCGGTAACATAGCCGCCGTCAGCATTAGTTCCGGAATCAGTACGCTGCACGCTGCTAATACAATTACCAGCAGCCCATTCACGCGCCAGGATGCCGCGATCGATATACTCAGTTTTTATCCATATTTTCGTGAACTCAATAATCTGGTTAAGTTCATGACGCTTGTCTTGTGGAAATACCATCTTGATCGCGGCAGTTAATTTCCAGAGGGTTGGCATGTCGAATGCCTTAATTTCTGGGCTATTCTCGACTGCTAGCAGCATGTTCTGCACGTAGCTATTGTCCATGTCCAGTTCGAGAACCGAGAGCTCTTTGCGATGTGGGATACTGATGTGGTAGACGTGGCGATCTTCGGCACAAAACTGTGCGAGCAACTGAATACGAAAGGGCATTGTCGCCAATTGAAAATGCACGCTGTTGTCGTCTGCGTATTCGATCTTACGAGCACTATCTTCTTCGGACAAAAGTGCTGTTCTTAAATCACAATCGGAGTTGCTTTTAACAGTGTCATTCTGGTGAATGTCATCCTTCGACTCTGCTACGGGGTTCAGTTGCCAGGTGCGCAGATCATCAGCCAATTCGTAGCGTTTGCACCAGGCGTAATCAATGGTGCTTTCTTCCGGCAGGTCGTCATAGACAGGGAAGTCAGTACGGATCGGCTTCTGATAATCCTTACCGCGTCCGGTTTCGATACCAGCATCTTCCAGCTCAACATCGAGCTGCAGGTTGGCTCGGGCTTCTGATTTTGCAGTGAACCAAACCACTGCATCGTCTTTGCCAGATTTCTGCGTAGCTTTGACTACATAGAAAAATTCCATGTGAGATCCTCTTTTTTGGATGTAAGATCCCCGGGCCAGAGATAGCGCCCATTGGGTTAACTTTGGTTTTGTGTAGTTTTCCGGTGTAACTTTGGTCGGTGTCACCGGACGTACGGGCCGCCTTGCGCGGCTTTTACGTTATGCCTCGTGGGCCATCTGGTCGAACGAAGCGCAACGTTCAGAACAGTATTCTTTTTCCTTGCGCGCTAGCTGTGCGCCGTTGCGATAGAGAAGGGTACTTTTGACTACTTCCTCCGGTTTAACCGGCTTGCCGCAGTACCCGCATTTCGTTGAGTTACACATCTGGATTCCCCTTTTGCGCCAGCAGGTAGCACAAGCGGCGAAGAATCGCCTCGATGAAGTTCAGCTTTACTGCCTGTTGCCGTCCTGGTTTGCGTGCGAAATCAATCATTCTCATCCTCTTTTGCCTTATCGCCGGCTAGCGGAACGTTTACACCTGATGCGCGTTAATCTCTCCACCTCATCCGACTATTCGTATGCCGTCGGCGGCTACTTCGTGGGCGTCCTGCCTTGGTGGTTCGTAGTGCGTCTTGGTGAGTTAGATTAAACACAAAGTTTAAGCCTCAGTCAACAAAATGAGTAATTTTAAATAAACAAAATGTTTATGTGGTGCTTATGGAGAGTGAAAATTTGTTCGTTGGAGGCAAAAAAATTCGACGAAGTGGTATGGGGCTGGAAGACCGGAGAGTAGGGGCTTAGTACAAAAGATGAGTAAGTTATTCGAGGGGCATAAAAAAAGGCCACTTTAAGGCCATTTCCTATAGTAGGTCTTTAGGTATCATTGCTGAAACGGATTACTCAATCATCCTGCGAACGAACCCGGCCTTTCATATACTTATCATATAGTTCGTCCAGCTCTTTCAGGCGAAGTGCGAAGATGCGAAGCATGTTCTGTTGCTCTTCTTCGGGAAGCTGACGGTAAAGTTCCAACAGGCGTTGTTCGTCTGGCTTCAGTCCATCTTTCTCGCCAACATCTTGGCCAAGCAGCCACTCAAGGCTCACCCCAAGCGCATCCGCCAGCTTAATCGCTGAGCTTTTACCAATCGTCCCACGAACGAACCAGTTATTGACCGACTGAGCACTGACGCCACAAATACGGGCCATGTCTGATTTGGTCAATTTTTTGAGCTCAAGAACCTCGTTAAGCCGCTGAACTTGTGGGTGGTTAATCTGATGAGTTTTTTCTTTCATGGACGAATTCTAAACCAAATGTTTATTAGCTCAATATTCAAAATGTTGACATCAATATAAACAATATGTTTAATTGCGTTGTTGTTACCGGAGCTATTTATGAAAGCAATTGATAAAGCAATTACCAAAGCAGGAACTGCCACGCGCTTAGCCCAACTGCTAACCGTAAGCGCCATGACTGTTAGTCATTGGCGAAATCGATATCAGGGCGTCGTCCCGGCAGATCGAGTTTTGCAAATTTATGGGGTTACCGGAGTAACTCCCCACGAACTGCGCCCAGATCTCTACCCGAACCCCACTGATGGTTTACCTAAACAGGAGCCTTAACAATGCAAACTGTTTCAATTCAACAGAGTAGCAGAGCTTCCCCCAATCGACTGATATTCCAGTGTCATCAAAGCGAACCGGCTACGCAGGATATAGATCATCGTGATATCTGCTCAGCGGTCCGAGCCTGGGCAGCGGCAGAAGGGCGCATAGCTGTCGCTCTTCAGGTTCAAGAAGCTGCAAAAGAACTCCAACTTAATAGCGTGGATTTTTCTGGCCAGGCTGAAGTCTGGAACGTGAAGCTGTTCCGATGGTTGGACAACAAAGAAGACTCCCCATCGTACCGAAAGAACGTCGAACAACTGATCCCAGCGATCATGTCTGTATTACCGCTTCGATACCGCGACCGTGTCGTAAAGAACGAATCGTTTGCGTATCGCATGGCCAGGTTAGAAAAAGAGGTGAGTGAGGCGAAGCAAGCTCTGTTGCTCGATGCGCCAAAGAAGGAAAAGTTGAAGGAGTTAGGCGAGGGGATTTTTGAAATGTTCAGAGTCGATCCGGACCTTACGGCGCCGTTGTTGGCGATGGTAACAACCATGCTGGGGGCTATGTGAAGACTTCAAAAATGGCGAAAGCCGGTCTGCGCGAACAGAACCGACTTTCTTACGCATCAGTTGTTAGGCAAATGCGGAGCTAAGTATGTCAAATACCGCCGAAATTATCAATTTCCCCAATCAAATCGAACAACCGGGAGGTCGTATGGCCGACCTGTCGAACGGGTATACCAAGATCGCCAATGAGATCCAGAAGCTTAAGCCTCGCCTGAGATTATCAGGCCGAGAATGGCAGTGTTTTGAGGCGGTGATCTGGCTTACCTACGGCTGGAATAAGAAACAGGACCGAGTTACGAACACGGTGATCGCTGAGCTTACAGGGCTAAGTGATTCCCATGTTTCTGATGCGCTCAAATCGCTCACAGAACGCAAAATTATCTTCAGTCAAAAGCAGGGCGTAATGAAAATTGTCGGTATAAATACTGACCTTTCCGCCTGGATTTTGGACAAACCGAAAACGGGAAAAGTCTTCCCGAAATCGGGAAAAGTGTTACCGAAAACGGGAAAAACCTTCCCGGAAACGGTAGACACCCAAGACTATAACAAGAACAGTAGTAAAAGATCCTCGTCTCGGAATTCTGAAGAATCCCGAAACCAGAAAACTCAAGAGTTTCTCTCTCGCCACCCTGAAGCTGTCGATGGGATATACACTCCGGCAGGTAAATCATGGGGAACGGCTGATGACCTCAAGGCCGTTCGCTGGATTTACGACAAGCTTCTCACCGTTAATGCGTCGCTATCTGAGCCAAACTGGGCTGAATGGGCAAACACCATCAGGCTAATGCGTGTCCAGGACAATCGTACTCACTACGAAATCTGTGACCTGTTCCAGTGGGCCAACCGGGACGAGTTCTGGAAAGACAACATCCTGAGCCCTTCGAGTCTGCGCAAGCAGTGGGATCAGCTCACCACCAAACGACTGCGCACAACCGGAGCGGCAAAACCATCCCCGGGCAGCATCGACCTGCATAACACCGACTGGATTTACGGGGTGCTGGAATGAAAAACCTTGCTGAGGGTATTCGCAATTTTGACCGCGAACAGGCACGCCGTGTGGCGCATAACTTGCCTGAGCAGTACAGCGAACGGGAACAAACGCAGCAGGTGGCGCAGATTATCAATGGCCTGTTTATACAGCTGGCGGCCGCGTTCCCTGCAAGCCTGGTTAATCGCAGCCAGGAAGATGTTAACGAGATTCGCCGGCAGTGGGTGCTGGCATTCAAAGAAAACGGGATCACAACTCTGGAGCAGGTTGAAGCCGGTATGCGCATGGTGAGGCGACAGGAGCGCCCATTTTTGCCGTCGCCTGGCCAGTTTATCAAGTGGTGCAGGGAAGGGCGCTGCGTGCTGGGGATCACCACCGCTGACGTTATGGCGGAATACTGGAAGTGGCGCAAGCTGGTGTTCCGTTATCCGAGCAGCGAGCAGTATCCTTGGCCGAAGCCGGTTTTTTATCACATCTGTCTCGAGTTGCGCCGACGCGGAACCGATGGCCAGCTAAGTCAGAATGAGCTCGAGTATGAGGCTGGAGATATTCTGGATAAATGGGAAAAGCGGGTACTGGCTGGGAAACCGATTCCGCCTGTACGCCGTGCACTGGCAGCGCCAGTGGCTTCGAAAGGGCCTACACCAGCAGAGCTTTTGAAAGCCAAGTACGAGCGCATGAAGACTGGTGGTAGAGTGTGACCAATGGCAGCAGTAGCATCCGGACTATCTTCCAGTATATTCAGCTGAATCGCGAGTTCACTTCTCGAGTTGTGTTCACGCGAAAGAGCAGCATGATATTATTTCGATGCCGCAATCATGCGGCATCGTGTGAAGGCTCTTAAGCCCTATCGGGGTAATGAGAGGATTTGATCTTAATGGGGAAGGGGCGGTCTAATGATGACTCTTTATCGAGTTGGAATTCAGAATAGATGAATTGTCGGAGTTGAAGTATCGAACAAAGGTTCATTTTAATACCTATCTTGTAGGTGTAGGTATAGATAGTTTTAGGTGACAGATTAATCTTCACCGCTGCAGTTTGGGTATCATCAGTATCCAGAAGGGCAAAAATTGCTTTTTTTTCCTTTCGGGTAAGCATGCTCAGATTTCTGCAACCCGCTATGTGATTTAAGGCATATTCAAGTGAGTACGTGCGTCCGCTTATAAGTTGCCGACGAAAGTCAATGAAACTGGATTTTCTGTACAACGTTACAAGTGGCTCAAGCACTCTTGAGCTGACATTTTTGCCGCCGATGAAAATCAACTGACGGTTATCCGTTGATAGCTTTCTTTTCAGAATATTAAAAATCGCTCCCAGACTCCGGAACGATTCAATATCAATGATACAAAGTTTTCTGTCAGCATGAACCTGCTGAAGAATGACAGACAACGCTTTCTTCAAATAAACATCTTTTGTCAAAATGATGTGAGGCATAGACATTCCCTGGGCATGAAGGATAAGAATGAAAAGGGGCCATGAGGCCCCTGAAATAACATCAGAATCCGATACGGATACCGGCCACACCCTGAACCGGCGTCTCCGTATGGCTGCCCTGACGATAATTCGCCTCGCCGTACAGCGTTACGTCCTTGCCGACACTGACCGATGCGCCCAGACCGTACTTGCCCGACGTACCTTTGACGTTGTTGTCAAAGCGGTTGCGCGCATTGATGGTGACTTCATTTGAGTCTGCATACTCCTGCACGATCGCCGCTGACAGGTAAGGTTTAAATTCTGCCGCACCGAGGCTGAACTTGCCGGTCAGCTTCGCGCCGGCCTCACCCGTTACCGAGCGCGGCGTGCCGGTGTTACCCTTCATGCCGTTGCTCAGTTTCACGTCCTCACTGCCCATCTCAACAAACGCCAGGCGGGCATAAGGCGTGAGACTCAGATCGTCCCTCACATCAAACTGATAGCCACCTTCAACGGCTGTGCTGAGACCATACTGCGTCCAGTCACCGCCGGTTCTGCCGCCGTTGGTCATCACGGCTCTCAGTTTGTTGTTCAGACGGTTACCCTTCACCACACCGTCTGCGTAGAAGCCGCTGGCATCAAACCATGTTGCATACAGGCCGATACCGTAGCTGTCGATTTTGCTTTTTCCACCGCGGGCATGCTTAACAGCGTTGTCGCTGTAAGACATGAATGCCCCCGTAACGAGGCTGCCGCGCGCAAAATCCGTCCGCGTGTCGGCACCGATTTCAATGCCGTTCTGATTAAGCTGATACGCCGCGCCGTTGCTGGTATCCGTATGGTTTTTGCTGCCAAGGTAGTGACCCCAGACGTTACTTTCCGGTCCGGTCTTGCCCAGATTCGCCCGGTACATGCGCAGGCCTTCCAGCTCGGAGTGGATGACATTCAGGCCGGCATTCGACATGGCCAGGATGGCGTCCGTTGCCGGGGTGGTCATCGGCTTCTTGCCGCCGCTTCCGCTACCGCCGGTGTTGCCGTTGTCACCGCCGTCCGGGTTCTCACCACCGCCAGGATTCTCACCGCCGCCAGGGTTCTCACCACCGTCCGGGTTCTCACCACCGCCAGGATTCTCACCGCCGCCAGGGTTCTCACCACCGTCCGGGTTCTCACCACCGCCAGGATTCTCACCGCCGCCAGGGTTCTCACCACCGCCAGGGTTTTCACCACCGCCAGGGTTCTCACCACCGCCAGGGTTTTCACCACCGCCAGGGTTCTCACCGCCGCCCGGGTTCTCGCCACCGCCAGGGTTTTCACCACCGCCCGGCTCTTCCGTCATCGCGCCCAGGTACCAGACGTTACCGCCGCTGAGACCGTCCTTATTCTGCTCGCTGAACAGGGTGTACATGTAGGTCCCCCCGTCAACCATGTTGGTGCTTCGCCCGTTAGCCGTGACCATCTCAAAATCAATGTTACCCCCCTTCTCATGGATGAGGTTCACCGTCAGGTCAGTGTGGTCTGATATCTCCTTACCTGAGTCATTCACGGCAATGCCAAACTGACCTGAGCCCTGCTCGATAGTGACGAAGTTAGCTTTGCGGTCGGCAAGCGAAGTGTTGAAGAGGAAGTTCCCGGTTCCGTTCAGTTCCGTAATCGTCAGTTTCGCGAATTCACCGTCACTGTTGCGCAGGAAGTTGACGTTACCGCCGTTCATGGTGAGCTTATCGACCTGAGCCGGGGTATAAGTGGCGGTGGTATCGGTAAGGTCGACGACAGAGAGGGTGCCCCCCGTGATGCGCACGTCCGCTGCGACGGAGCCAGCGTCCATCAGCAGTTCACCACCGGCGTTCACTTTGGTTTCGCCGTCAGCCAGTGCGCCCGTCTGCAGCCACGACTGACCGCCATTGATGGTGGTGTCAATGGTCGTGCCGCCACTGGAGACCCACTGCCTGCCACCGCCATTGATAGTGGTATCAACAGCGGTGGCATTGTCGAGTAGTTGTATACCACCGTTAATGGTGGTAGTGATGATGGTGGTTGCCTCGCTATCGACAACTTGTTGAATGCCACCGCTGTTAATGATGGTGTCAATGGCGGTGCCACCTGAAAAGTACTGTATTCCACCGCTGTTAATTGTGGTGCCAATGCCGGTGCCACCTGAAATGAACTGTGTGCCACCGTTGTCAATTGTGGTGGCAATAGCTGAACCGCCAATGTCGATGTATTGACCTCCGTAGATGGTGGTGTCATTGGCAGTGCCCCCACTGGAGACGAACTGCACGCCAAAGTAGTTGATGGTGGTATCAGTGGCGATGCCACCATCGTAGACATACTGCTGGCCACCGCTGTTGAGGGTGGTATCAGTGGCGGTGCCGGCATAGACTTTCTGCCAGCCACCGCTGTTGAGGGTGGTGTTGGTGGCAGTGCCGCCTTGGACCAACTGCTCACCACCATTGAGGATAGTGTTCGTAGCTATACCACCGACGAACTGAAGACCATTGAAGATGATAGTTTCTGTTGCAGAGCCGCCGCTTAAGACCGACTGCTGGCCACCGCTGTTAATGGTGGTCTCAGTGGCTGTTCCCCCTATGGTGACCCATTGCGCTCCACCGCTTTTGATGGTGGTGTTAGTGGCTGTGCCGGCACTGAAGACGTTCTGCCTGCCACCGCTGTTGATGGTGGTGTTAGTGACAGAGCCCTCATTTTGGACTCTTTGAGAACCGCCGTTAATGGTGGTGTCAGTGGCTGTGCCCCCTCGGTCGACGTCTTGATAACCGCTGTTGATTATGGTGTTTGTGGCTGTGCCTTCATTGAAGACGTCCTGATAACCACCATTCACGGTGGTGCCAATGGCTGTGCCGCCACTGGAGACGTACTGATAACCACCGCTGTTGATGGTGGTTTTTGTGGCTATGCCCTCATTGAAGACTGCTTGATAACCACCATTCACAGTGGTGTCAGTGGCCGAACCTCCGCTGTAGACGTCTTGATGACCACCATTAACGGTGGTGTCAGTGGCTGTGCCGCCACTGGAGACGTTCTGAGTGCCACCGCTGTTAATGGTGGTGCTAGTGGCAGCCCCCCCAGTGTAGACGGTCTGCAAACCGCCACTGTTGATGTGGGTGATAGTGGCAGCGCCGCCGCTGGAAACGTGCTGAAAACTAGCGCTGTTAATGGAGGTGTCAGTGGCCGTGCCGCCATTGAAGATGTTCTGCGCGCCACCGCTGTTGATGATAGTGTCAGTGGCTGTACCGCCGCTGTGGATGTCCTGCATGCCACCACCTTCAATGGTAGTGTCAGTAGCTGCGCCACCGATGATGTACTGTTCGCCACCGCTGTTGATAGTGGTCTCCGTGGCCAGCCCCCCAGTGTAGACGTCCTGCATGCCCCCACTATTGATGGCGGTCCCAGCCGCTAAGCCCCCATTGTAGACGTACTGTACGCCATTGTTGTTAATGGTCGTCGAGGTGGCCGTATCCCCGGAAGAAATAGTCTGCTCTCCCCCCGTTAACGTCACATCCACATAATCCACAGCCATGACCGGCGCTGATGGCAGCAACATTGCCCCAAGCAGCAGCGCCAGCGCGCTTTTCTTCGGCGCCAGCTTCGGGCGGCCTGACCCGGATGCCAGCTCAGAGGTGACCACCCACTGCTGGCGCGACTCGCACCAGACGGTGGTATATATCTTGTTCATAGTAACGCTCCTTAATTATCAACTAATCCTGCATGCAGACGGTCCACCACCCCTGTAACCTGTCGTCCGGTTATCAGCCGCGAGCACTCATACTGTCTTGGGGTATCCCTGTGATGCGGACACCACAAAAAATCCTGGTGGTCAAAATCAACCGACGTGTCATCCCAGCAGCCGTTACAGCCATGACTGCTGAACACCCGCCAGGGGGTGTAGAATTCGCTGTTGGGCAGACTGAATCCGCTGATTAACACCACCGGAATGCCGGCCGCCCAGGCAAGCCATGACAGCCCGCTGCCCAGACCGATAAAGAAGCTCGCATGCCTTAACAGGTCCACCCGCTCCTGAAGCGGAATGTCGCCCGTGAAGTCTTCGGCACCATAGGGGATGTGGTTCCAGACGAAGCCCTGACCGTGACGGGCCTGGCGGTCAATGCACAGCACCCGGTATCCCAGTGATTTAAGGTGGACCACCACCTCTGCCCAGCCATGACCGTTGTTCCAGTATTTCGCCTGGTTGGTTGACTGCGCGGCGATGCAGACGTAGGGCTCCGCAATTTTTCGCTCTGCATCCAGTTTCAGGCGAGGCGGGCACTCCCGCGGGTCAACCCCGAGGATGTAGCCGGCATTGCGGTGGAAGCCAACTTTCCTGAAATCAACGGGCTGATGAAGGGTGTCACCCTTAAAGAAAAGACCGACGTACCAGGACGCGTAGGGATTGACTGTCCGGAGGGATGCTTTGGTGGAGAAGATAATCTCCGGATATTGTGCGCTGAGCAGGTCAATGATTTCCTGCCCCATGACGCATTCAAGCTGGCACCGGTGCAGCTGACGAAATCGCTCGGCGTAATGGAACCAGCCAAGCATATCGCCCAGTGTTCCGGTCGGGAAAAAGATGACGACCGGTTTGTCCTTCATGTCCAGTGTTTCATCCATGACCGGATGCGTTTCTCCCTGGTGGAATACCTGAATACGGAAACGAACGTAATATTTTTTGGTGCTGGCGACCCACCCGCCGTCAGAATCACAGCTGAAAAGAACATTGCCGGAATCATCATCCAGTAAAATGACATGCCATTTCCCTTCCGGAAGGTAAACGCGCGCGCCGTAATTAAAGTCAAAAAAAATGCCTTCCGGTCCGGCACAGGTCGGAAATTCAGGAGGTGTTGCAAAGTTAGCTGACATATTTCATCTGTCCTCGGTATTCATGTGCAATCGAAAATTGTTCAGTCAATTGCACTGGTTCATATCGGTAATATATTTTGTGACAGGCTGTGAGCCGTTTTTAACTCAGGCCCATAAGCGGTACCGGATTAAATATTCCGAGACTGTAAATGCGTTTAAAATTCCCCAGCAGTTGAGGGTGGCCTTTTTATTTCCCTTTAGTCGTGTTCAGTCTGTTTACAGGAGTGAAGGTGTTAAATGTGTTTGCAGAACTCGTGCATGCTCACCGGCCTGGAAAAAAGATAGCCCTGGAAAACATTCACCCCTTTATCTTTCAAAAGAGATAATTGCTCTTTATTTTCCACTCCCTCTGCCACGAGCTGGATTTGCAGTCGTTCAGAGAGGGTTACGATTGAATCAATAACCGCGGAATAAATTAATGAACCGTTGCTGGCCACTGTAAGGCATTTATCCATTTTGATGGTTGAAAAACCCGTATGCTCAATATATTTGAGGCACGAACTCCCGTTTCCGAAGTCATCTATCGCAAACCGCACACCGGCATCGGTGAGGTATTGCATTGCTTCAAGCGCAAAATCATCAAAATGCATCGTGCCCCGTTCAACAATTTCAAGTAATACAGCAATGCGCCCTGCAAATGTTTTATTAAAACCGGTCACGGCGTCGATGACTTTTGGACAGTTCAGCTGTCTTGCGCAAATATTGAAGGAGAGATAGAAGCCGTCTGGCAGAGCGCCGTCATATCCTTCAAAAAAGGTTTTAACATCAGACAGCAAAGAGCAGGTCACCTCATTAATGACCTCACATGACTCCATTGCTGAGAGGTATTTTTCCGGAGAGTGAAGAACGCCATCTTTCCAGACTCTCAGTAACACCTCTCCACCTGCAATTTTGTCACCACTATAAACCGGCTGAACATAAGGCACAAAGGCAGCACCAGTCAGTTCTGCTGACAGGATCGATTCTTTAATCAATGTGCCCGCCTGGCTGAAGAAACGTTCTGCCTTCCTGAGCATTCTGGTGCTGATCATCGTTTCGCTCCTTTGCTGTTCGATTCGTTAACCCGGGGACCGGGTAGGGGCTGTTAAAGTCTGCAGATGCCTGACCACTCGTGGTACATAAGAATCTGCTCATTCATTTCTGCGATAAATCCTAACAACAGGAATGAAGTAATGGCTATTTGTATCGATAATTACTGAATTTACAGAGCATATCTCTGAAATATAATTAAAATACAAATCATATGTCTGGCGTAGGCTCTCCTCTATCGGGCTATGCTACGATGCATGGATAAAAGTGAATGGATTTTTACCGAGGTTATGGTGAAAGGAACCTCTCATTTACCATCATGGATAAGGAGTCAGCGATGGTTTTCGAGATTGATAAGAGGGTCATTTATCGTGCAGAGGATGGAGCCATATGGCCATTAGGGGATGAAGGTTCAACTATCATTCTTACCCTGACAATGAACAGACTTTTGGCATGCCTTCTGGAGAAGCGTGGACAGGTCATCACCCGAAATGAACTTCTGGATAATGTCTGGGATGCTTATGGACTGCGGTCTTCAAGCCATACACTTAACAAATACATCTCTGAACTTAGAAAGTACTTTACCCAGTTCGGAATTGTGGAGGAATGTATTACAACAGTGCCTAGGGTTGGTTTCATGTTTAACAGTGATGTGGACGTGAACGTTATAACCGACTCCACATCGACAAACGAACCCGTCTTAGAAAGTCATAATGATGATAAACCAGAAGCCGGACACCGTAAGCGGATAGCCTCTAAATACAGATTTGCTCCTGCCGCGTGTGTGATGTTAGCCCTATTAACTAGCGCAACCCTGATTATAATGGGTTCTGGAATTCCATCAAAAGATCCGGGGCAGATAAAGGATTTGAAGACCTATTTCCTTTTTGATTATGAAACATGTCCTGTCTACACTATTCAGAAAAATTCGGTATCCTTTTCGGAAGAAAAAAAGGAACTCTTTCTGCAGCTGACCAGGGAAAGAAAACTTGAGTGCCTGGCCGGAACCTCATTCCTTTATCAGGTTTCTGAGTCGTATTTGTATGGAAGTAAAGGCCGGGCTTTCATCAGCAGATGCACGGAAAAAGATAATAGATACATTTCTTGTCTGAATAATTACTGGAACGGTTATGAGCGCAATTAATAAAAAAATCGGATGGCCTGTTGGCATTTCACTCCTTATTTTTGTGTTTTCTCTCTGGTTTTATATGCATATGCGCCAGCAACAAAACGGCATGAGTGTTAACTGCTCAACGATTATAAGCTATAACCATAAAGTGCCTGATTTCATTGCCTCACTTGATATGATTTTCCGCCTGGATAAAAATTTACACGGTCAGGTTATTTTGTCAGGGAATATGCACTCTGAACGTGGAGTTGAAACCATTTCCCGGACGATTTTGTTTAACTATGAGGTAAACAGACCGGGTGAGATTTCAGTTAAGGACATGCATTACGCTAAAAATCCACGCGACACGGCCAGTGATGAGAGTTTCATAAATGGATTCTTCTATGTCCCTGAAGGTACTACTCGATTGCTCAGAATTAATCCATTAGTTAATGGATGGCTAATTGAAAATATGCAGTCGCCGTTTGCGCTTTGCGTAAACAGAGCAAGTTAAGAACTCACTATGCGGGAAAATCACCTCCCGCAACTGAGTCATTTCTACCAAAATTCAAGTCTCAAATACCTTCTCTACCAGAGGTTTCAGGAAAGCATTCAGCGCTATAGCCATATCATACTCTTATACAGTTTGTGCTCTTAAATCATTGCAAAATCCATAAGATAAGTTTATAAATATACTGTATATGCATACAGTTATTCGGCGCGGAGGAAAAAATGAAAATTGAGTTAGCTATTGATCGCATGAAGAAACTTCCTGATGGAGCTATACCTGCACTCGAGTCAGAACTGTTGAAAAGGCTACTGAAGCACTTCGACGACTGCCATCTAACGATTAAACGCGCCAGTAATGATGGGCTGACTGTTTTCGGAGGCGACAAGAAAGAGGTCGAACATATCCTGCAGGAGACCTGGGAAAGCGCGGATGAGTGGTTTTATTAATCGCGTGAATTTCAATGGAGCAGTTTCAAAGTGTTTCGCTGTTTGCGTTCCCCTGGCTGTTCCCGATTACTTTTTATCGCGTCACTAAGTCGCTCTGGGGGAAATAGTGTGTAGTGCAGATGCCTTTAATGCAGATGATCAATGGTACGACGTGATCAGAAGGGCCGATAAAGCAGTTATCTATAGCTTCCCGGCAGAGGGGAGATATCTGGTTTATCGAGTAAATGGATTAGTTTCATTGCGTCCTCTCCTTGAGGACGAAGAAGTCTTTACCCTCAATGGGTTTATGCAATTTGCTACACGTCTAGGCTACCGAGTTATTCCACCGTCTGATATTATTCTTTCATAGGCCTGAACAACCTATGCCTGATGCGCCACGGAGAGAACCATGGCGCTCGAATTACAACTCATTAAGCACCACACAGGTATTCTGATCCCGGCGACTCCCGAGACCAGCGATATTCTGCAATCAAAAATTAAGCTCGGCGTCGTTCTGGTAGCTGAGTTCAAGCGGGTCCGAAACCCGGCATTCCACCGGCGCTTTTTCGCGCTTCTCAATCTCGGTTTTGAATACTGGGAACCAACCGGCGGAGCTATCTCCAGTAATGAGCGCAAGCTTATTAACGGCTACGCTAAATTCCTTGCAACCTATGCCGGGAATGAAAGCGCGCTGATCGATGCTGCTGAGCAATATCTGGAACAGGTCGCCAATCGCCGCGTCACGAATGGTATCAGTCTTTGCAAGTCCTTCGATGCATACCGCTCCTGGGTGATCGTCGAGGCAGGGCACTTCGACGCCATCCAACTGCCCGATGGCACTCTTCGAAAACACCCTCGCAGTATCTCTTTTGCCAACATGGACGAGCACGAATTCCAGCAACTGTACAAAGCTGCGCTCGATGTTCTTTGGCGCTGGGTCCTGTCGCGTTCATTCCGCAACCGTGACGAGGCCGAAAACGTCGCCGCGCAGCTGCTTTGCTTCGTGGGGTAATGGGGATGAAATTTACGTGGTTCCATCATACCCAGTGCAGTACAGAGCAAGCAGATGAGCTGCTGGCTCAATACCAGCGCCGCGGAGTGCGCGTCGAACGTAGCCTAAACCCCGATTACATCACCTGGACTGTCAGCGTCCGGTTGCAGGAAAGCAAAAATCCACCGCGCGCCGATCGTCGGTGGCGAAACCGGATGTGGGGGTGAACGTGAAGACATACCGAATTACATTACCCTGGCCGCCGAGCAACAATCGCTATTACCGACACAACCGAGGGCGTACGCATATAAGCGCCGAAGGCGTCGCCTACCGGAACGCCGTGGCCATTATTGTTCTCAAAAGTCTGCTGAATATCCGCACGGCCGCACCGCTCAAAATGCGTATTGAATGCCACATGCCTGACCGCCGGCGCCGCGATCTGGATAATCTGCAAAAGGCCGCATTTGACGCGCTCACCAGGGCTGGATTTTGGCTTGATGACTGCCAGGTGGTTGATTATCGCGTAGTGAAAATGCCTGTCGTTAAGGGCGGCCGTATCGAACTGACTATTACAGAACTGGAGGCCCCATGAGTCCAGAGCTGGTCGAATTATTCCGCATACGTTGGCAGCGTCTCCGCGTTTATCGGCGCCCCGGTTCGGTGCTGGTGGACTATCGCATCCTTCGTAACTTTATTCGCATATACCAGATGGCAGGAGCTGCAGTATGAATCTCGAAAACACTGTGAAGTATCACTTCGCAAAATCTACGATGATTGGCGACTCACCGCGCGCAACAGCCTCGGACTCGTTAACAGGTACGGATATCATGGCTGCCATGGGTATGACCCAGGAACGGGCCGCATTGGGCTACAGTGCCTTTCTCGGGAAGATGGGTATCAGCAACAATGACCGGGAGAGGGCGATTGAGTTGCTGGCCCAGTACGCGCTGACCAAGTGCGATCGGGTTGCGGCATTACGGAAGCTCGATGCAAAGATTAAACCACTAGTGATGCACCAGCTGGCCATCTTCGCGTTCGAAGACTATTCCCGCAGCGCTGCCAGCGTGAAGCAGTGTGATGGCTGCAATGGGGAAGGGTTTATTGACGCTGAGGTTTTCAGCATGAAGTCTCACACTCCGACAAAAGAGAAGAAGTTCGTGAAGATGTCTTTGCACATGGGCGCAGAGGATATTCATCCTTCTGAGTATGAGGTACGGAGGCAGGTCAGGGAGGTTGCACGCGTTCTCTGCCCTCAGTGTAAGGGGAAGAAGGTTGTTAGTTGCGCCTGTAGAGATTGTCATGGACGTGGGAAAGCCATTAATCAGGCTCTTACTGAACAGCAGGGCGTTCCGGTTCTGGCTAATTGCAAGCGCTGCAGTGGGCGCGGCTATGAGCGAATCCCTTCGACTGAGGCGTATGCAGCTGTTTGCCAGATAACTGATGCCATCACGCTAGATACCTGGAAGAAGTCCGTTAAGCCATTCTACGATCAGCTCACCTCCAAGTTTGATATCGAAGAAGCGTGGGCTGATGAGCAGCTGAAGCAGATAACAAAATAGGGCGTTATTTTATCGTGAGCTATTTACTTTTCCCGAATCTGTGGTAATTTTTGTCTAACGATGGGTTATTGCCTTCGTTTAAAGCCCTGCGGTTAACACCGTGGGGCTTTTTTATGTTTTTCCAGAGCAAACTTCTGTACCTGTGTGATTCTTCCGTAATTATCTTTTAACTAAAATCGCTTTACCATCTACATGTGATTCGATTTTATATTGTCTTAATTTTTTAATGGCCGATATGGACCCTGCTCCAGTCGCAATCGCAATTGCTGCCGTGGTTGCTGGTAATCCAATGCTGGCTACTGCAGCCGGTGCAGCAATCATTGATAATGCGGAGCTAGTTCCTCCCGTCGCGGGTGTCATAGCAAAGGCTGCATACGCGATGCTAATTGCGCCAATAGCAATAGCCCATGTAACTGCGCCGCTGGCGACGATTTTTACAGTACCCTTCGTTATATCACCAGTGACTTCTATTTTGTTTGAACCACAGGCTATTGCGTTTGCAAGGTCTTTGTAAGTAGAGACTGTCTGCATAAAAATTTCCCAGAGTAAATGTTCATATCATTATCGGTAGAACACCCATTCAGCTTTAGTCATATCGGCTAATCGCCTAAAAACTTTCAACACCCGCTAACTACGCGAGGTGAGAGTATGTATCGCATGGACAAACTAACCACCGGTGCTGCGTACGGCGCTTCTGCCGGGAGCATCCTCAACGGCATGCTGAATGCCTACAGCCCCGAGCAGTGGAACGCTATAGGTGTGCTGGTGGGCATCATTGTTGCCGTTCTGACATACCTGACAAATCTTTATTTCAAAATCCGCGAAGACAACCGCCGCAGCAGGAGCCGAGATGAACCCGACACTCAGAAATAAGCTGGTGGGCGCCATTGTTGGCGGATCCGGAGCAATTACCATTGCTGCAGTAATGCTGGGTAATGCGGATGGTCTGGAAGGGCGTCGCTATTACGCTTATCAGGATGTCGTAGGTGTCTGGACTGTTTGCGATGGGCACACCGGCGCTGATATTCGACGCGGCCACCGCTACACCGATAAAGAATGTGACGCTTTGCTTCAATCCGACCTGCACAAGGTTGCTGCATCTATCGACCCGCTGATTAAGGTCTATGTTCCCGAAACCACTCGGGCCGCGCTTTACTCTTTCACCTATAACGTGGGAACTGGAGCTTTTAGCAGATCGACGCTGCTGAGGAAACTGAATGCCGGTGATGTTCCGGGTGCATGCAAAGAACTGCAGCGCTGGACGTATGCTGGTGGAAAACAGTGGAAGGGGCTGATCACCCGTCGTGAGATTGAGCGAGAAGTTTGCGAGTGGGGCCAGGATTGAGCAGAATCACAGCTGTTATCTGCGCATTACTGGCCTGCCTGTTGGTATCGATGGCGTGGGCGATTAATTACTACCGCGACAACGCCATCACCTACAAAGACCAGCGTGATAAGGCCACTGAAAAGCTCAGCCTGGCTAACGCCACTATCACTGATATGACAACCAGGCAGCGAGATGTTGCTTCGCTGGATGCCAAATACACGAAGGAACTGGCCTATGCAAAAGCTGAAAATGTTGCTCTGCAGCGCAAGCTTGATAATGGTGGTCGGGTGCACGTCAAAGGCAAGTGTCCAGTGCCAACCTCAACCGAAACCGCCAGCACCTCCAGCATGGGCAATGATGCCACCGTCGAACTCTCTGATGTTGCTGGACGAAACGTTCTCGGTATCCGATCCGGAATCCTCAACGACCAAACAGCATTAAGAACGCTGCAGGAATACATTAATACTCAGTGTTTGAAATAGAGCCTCGCAATAGCGGGGTTTTTTACTAACTGAGGATTCCCAATGACCGTACGTGCAAAATTTTTCTGCCAATCAATTCAGAAGGCAGAAGATGACTCGTATCGAACCATCCACATGAGCCCAGTTACTGCTGATATCGAAGAAAACAAAGCGTGGTCAAAGTACACGCCTGGCGGTCAGTTAACGATACATGTGTCAAACCCGGCAGCTTTCGAACAGTTCGAGCAGGGCAAAGAATACTTCATCGATATTCAGCCGGCACAGTAACCATAACAAAGCTCATCTGCTGGTGGGCTTGATAATGACTAAACCTTTACGGAGATAAAGTCCCTGTAAGGGGATTGGATCAGAGCTTCACACGCGCACCATGAAAAGAGTGATAACCCCATGCAAGTCATTAACCCGGTGATTAAGTGCTATGCGGACAGTGATTGCGATTGAAAAGTAATCAATGGTGGTATGATAAGCCTTACTCTTATAAAGGCTAAAATTATGTCATTCTTCGATTATGCACTTAAACGTGTTGAATCTGCGACCAAAACTACAGTGACTTGTCCGATATGCGGCTTTAACTCTAATCATCCGACAACAAAGGTACGGCAGGAACAGGCGTTGCTATGCCCAAAATGTAAATCACTGTTCGTTATTCACAGGTAATTCATCATTTAGTCAGTTTTTTCCTAAAGATAATGGCATTACCAGAAAGAACGGTGTGCTTATATTCATTAAATATCAATTCATTGTGTCATTTTCCTTCTGTTCTGGTCAGATGCAAATCACAGCTCGTCTACAATGTAACTAAGTGCCCATGATTATGGAGTTCGTATTATGACGATTTATCTACGTAGTTCTATCACTGGGAAAGTCCTGACACAGAAAGAATGGCAACACTCATTAAATGAGTGGGATGACGAAGGGGGGGCATCTGATCCGGCTGATGAATTTATTGAGGTCGTAAAAGATGAGGAAGGTAACTGGATTGAGAAAAATTCAGCTCATAATTCCGATGGCTAATGAATTGCCCTCAGAATATGTTGTGATACAACACCTAATCCCAAAAGCCTTTTCAATTTATTGAATGCGCAGCTTAGGCGTAGAAAGTAAACCATTCTAATTCGGTAACAATGCAGAGCCATTCGCAGATGACAATTACGAAAAAGTAATCATGGGTAAAGCATGTCTTACCACTACACTCATTGTTACCTATTTCCTGCGGAGCATCATGATGCTTGAGGGAAGGTTGGAGACTATGCACTGTGGAACGCCCTGCTTCGCGGTTTATGGTAAGGAAGAGTACATAAAGAGCCTCATTGATTACATCAGGAGCAGTAAGACATTTTCAGCCGAAATCAGGATTATTGGCGGGTTGGATGTGATAGGGCGAATGAAAATCATAATTACTGGTAAGGTAATTGATGATGTATCTCTGGTTGATTTTCAGTCAATGCTGTTGAATAGTTATAAAAGCAGCGATTAACTCTTCTCAAACCGCCTCCGGGCGGTTTTTTATTGCCATCACTTTGGGAGGACTCATCGTAATGGCAATATCCCCGCAAAGGGATAAAACAAAAATATCCCCGATCGCGGATAAAGAGGTCCTCAATGTCCGACATATACCAAATCACGCTAACCACCCAAACAGGCGAAACCTTCACGGCAAGATGTCACGACGTCAGCCTGAGCTAGTTAATGGATTTGTGCCGCTGGCGACCGAGATGGGAGAGCGGCTGTAATTAGCTCCTGCTGATGTGAGGCGAGTGCAGTTCAGACCTGCAGCAAAAGACTTGCATTAGGATATAGCAATAAACCGCACTCGGAGTATTTGTCTTTATTTTCAAAGTTTTTGACTAACTTTGAATAAAGTTTATTCCCAGTTCTTTCTAGACACCTTGCAATTCGGAGGAAATCCTAGTGAATAGAGATAGCGCCATATCTGATAACTCGCGTCGAGAAATCCAGATTTCTTTACCTGTTGGATCAATGCCAAGATTCCAAGCAATCCCATGAGTGCTATTAATGCCAGGATAGGCGATAGGGCTATCAGTAGGATTTCTACCTGAAGCCTCGAGCTTAGCAAGAGGGATACGTAGTCTATTTATTTGATGTTTAAGATTGTCAATATCAACATGGTAAGGATTTAAAGGCGAGCCTGCATCCCTTGCATGTTGACTGATGGTGCGAACAATTTCGTAAAGACCCAGGACCCACAAATATGAGTTTGTTATGTGATCCTGCAGTTCTTTTCTTTCATCTCTAGGAAAACCAGTACTTATGACACTTTCATCATCCTTGATTAACCTTGCATCTTGACTTCCCAAACCTTGGATTATGACAATCGTGAAATCTGAGACAGACCTGAATCCTAATGATGCTGGTATCCAGCGATTATTTCTCTCAACGTCGAATAACTCTAAGCGTTGAGACTCTAACCACCCCATGCCTGGGGTTCGGTTTCCTGGAATTGGGTTGTACATTTAATCTCCATGTTATCTCGAGGTAACAATGGTACTCACCGACAAGCAAGAAATGTTATGTCGCGAGTACATCATCGATTTAAATGCCACGCAAGCGGCTATTCGGGCTGGGTACAGCGCTAAGACAGCTAACCGCACCGCGTCCGAAAACCTGTCAAACCTGACATCCAGTCCAGAATTGCCGAACTAAAAGCGCAACACAATGATCTGGTTGGCATAAATGCGACATACGTCCTAAATCGTCTCGTTGAGATAGACCAAAAACGTGGCAGGCGAACTGCCAGAAGGGGAAGTCAATTTGAAGTAGTAAAGCGGTTGGGCCGCCGCCGAAAGGCAGTGCAGCACATACCGATGTGAGGGTAAATAAGGGAACATGCTCCGGTAAAGCAGCACGAAGGCCATACGCGCACTGGTTATATTATAAGCGGCGATGAAGCGACAGCAACTCAAGGGCATGAGCGTGGCCACTGCGAGAGTGTGGCTGGCATTACAGCAGGCATTCACTGAGTGCCTGTGATAATGCTCAACATAGGAGGGATTATGGCAAAGCTAACTGTTACGTTGACGCGTCTCGAAGAGTGGAAAGACGGGATGGTTTACGGGACGGATGTAACTTTTAAGGCTATTCAATCAGGGGTTGTGCTGATTGAAGACAACGTATCGGGTAAGTGTACTGCTCCTTACTGCCGCAGCTATGATGTTCAGGCTGGGGCTGGTGATATTGTTATTGAGCACAACCGACCAGACCTTCACCATCTGAGTATTACTGCAAGTCTTGACGGATAACATTTATTTCAACGCCTGCTTTTAATAGTATGCCTCTGGGTACCCAAAGGAGACATATATGTTTGTTGCAGAAGGATTGAAAGCTGATATTGATAATGACGGCTGGGTTAAAGGCTGGGGGGTAATTCGTAATGCTCCATGGCACCTTGCGGGTGTTTATGCGACGAAAGATGTTGCAGAGACAAAAGCAGGGATGTTGGGTGATGGTTATGAAGCTCGCTACGGCTCCCACAGGCTTGGGAGCGACGATTTTATCTCCTAGCCCGCATCGGTAAGCATAATACTTTGAGCCACTGGCATCCGCTGGTGGCTTTTTTATTGGAGTAAGCAATGGCAAAACCGGACTGGGGCGAGCTTCATCAACGGTTCCTGTCCGACCATGCCGTAACCGGCATATCACCGAAGGAGTGGTGTGAAGCCCAGGGACTGAATTACGCTACCGCCCGTCGATATATAAAAAAACCTTCGGCGCAAAGTGCGCAAAAATCTGCGCAAAAAAAAATGCGCACTGCGCAGGAAGATAAAAGTGCAAATGAGCTGGTGGATGATGATGGACTTACCGCTCAGCAGCGCTTATTTGTCGCGGAGTACATGAAGGATGGCAATGCCACACAGGCAGCTATCCGGGCTGGCTACAGTAAAAAATCAGCTGAACAAATCGGCTATCAACTCCTTCAGAAAACTTCAGTTGCGCAGGCTATTGCGCAGCAGCAAAAGGCCTCAATTGCGCGCACGCTTGGCAGTGCCGATGAGGTTCTCGCGCAGATGTGGCAGCTCGCCACCTTCGATGCAAACCAGCTTTCGCAGTATCGGCGCGGGGCGTGTCGTTACTGCTGGGGCTTCGGTCACAACTACCAGTGGCGCGATGCTGTGGAGTTCGAAGAAGAGACGGCAAAAGTCGAGGGTAGAGAAGGAGTAAGACAACCTGAGGACACCGGCGGCTATGGTTACGATCACAACCGCGAACCAAACTCAGCGTGCCCGCGTTGCAACGGCGACGGCATTGGCCAGCCTTACTTCCCCGATACGCGCAAACTTCCGGCGGTTTCCCGGCTCGCTTATTCAGGTGTGAAGGTCGGTAAGAACGGCGTTGAAATCACAGCCATCAGCCGAGAGCGCATGTTTGAAGCTGTGATGAAGCGGCTTGGCCTGGCGGATAGCGAATTCGCGCAGCGCCTGCAGCAGATTGAAATCGACCGCCGGCTACTGGAGATTGATAAACTCCGCAAAGAGCTGGCCGGTGACGGGGAGGACGAAGAACCAACCCCAGTGCAAATCAATATCAACGTAGTGGATGCGAGGGCAGATGATGGGGATCAGCCCTACACTTAACATTCCTCAGGCGCGCTTCCTCGCGATGCAGCACAAGTTCAAAGCCTACGTTGCCGGTTTCGGTTCTGGTAAAACGTGGGTGGGTTGCGGCGGCATCTGCAAGGGAATGTGGGAGTACCCAAAGATTAACCAGGGTTACTTCGCACCTACGTACCCGCAGATTCGCGACATCTTTTATCCCACCGTTGAGGAAGTTGCCCACGACTGGGGCCTGAGCGTCAAAATCAATGAGGGGAACAAAGAGGTCCATTTCTACGAAGGGCGGCGCTATCGCGGAACAACGATCTGCCGGTCGATGGAGAAACCCGGCTCAATAGTCGGCTTCAAAATCGGAAACGCGATGGTGGATGAGCTGGACGTTATGCCGGCGGCAAAAGCGCAGCAGGCATGGCGAAAAATCATCGCGCGTATGCGTTACAACGTTCCGGGTCTGCGAAACGGTATTGATGTCACCACAACACCGGAAGGCTTCAAGTTCGTCTATCAGCAATTTGTGAAGGCGGTGCGGGATAAGCCTGAACTGACTGCCCTGTACGGACTGATTCAGGCCAGCACGTTCGACAATGCGAAGAACCTCCCTAACGATTACATTCCGTCATTGCTCAGCTCATACCCGGACGAGCTGATCCAGGCCTATCTGCGGGGCAAGTTCACGAACCTCAACAGCGGGACCATTTACCACACCTTCAACCGTAAACTGAATAACTGCACTGACGAGATTCAGGACAACGATCCACTGTTTATCGGTATGGACTTCAACGTGGGGAAAATGGCCGCGATTGTTCACGTGAAACGCAACAGTCTGCCGCGCGCCGTTCGTGAGCTGGTGAAGGTTTACGACACACCGGCGATGATCAAACGCATCCAGGAGGAGTTCTGGCGATACGAGGATGGCCGCTATGTTAAAAGCCGGGAGATTTACATCTATCCGGATGCCTCCGGCGACTCCCGCAAATCGCAGAACGCCAGCAAGACCGATATTGCTCAGCTTACCGACGCCGGGTTCAGCGTTATTGTTGATGATGCTAACCCGCCGGTTAAAGACCGCATCAACTCGATGAACGCCATGTTCTGCAACGCTAACGGTGAACGCCGGTATCTGGTGAACGTCCAGAACTGCCCGGTCTATACCGAAAGCCTCGAGCAGCAGATATGGGCGGCAAACGGCGAACCGGATAAATCAGCAGATAACGATCACCCCAACGACGCTGGTGGGTACTTCATCGTGAAGGATTACCCGATCGTGAAGCCAGCCTACTCAATCACCATGGACACCACTTTCTGATATGGCAAACGACGACATCACCTGGGTTCGACCAGAACACCGGGCGGCTTCTGCTGCCTGGCGGAAATACCGCGACTTCTGCAAAGGTGCTGAGGCGGTTAAAGATGCAGGCAATAAATATCTGCCATTCCTCGATCCGACTGATAAATCCTCGCGTAACCGTAAGCGCAACGAGGACTATCTGAGCCGCGCGGTTTTCTACGCCATTACGGGCAATACGAAAATAGGCCTGCTTGGGTTGGCGTACCGGAAAGATCCGACGTTCAGTGGCCCCGAAAAGCTCAAGTATCTGCTGAATAACGCAGACGGGGCGGGGACGAGCATTTATCAGCAGTCCCAACTGGTGACTGAAAACGTGCTGGAGGTTGCGCGAGACGGTATTTACGTCGATTACACTGAGGCCACCAATGAGGCGATTATCCTTCGCTATCCGGCTGAAAACATCATCAACTGGCGAACGAAGCGCATCAACGGGCGCGATCAACTGGTGCTGGTGGTGCTGCGTGAATGTGTTGAACAACCGGATGGTTACGCCTACAAAGATGAAATCCAGTATCGCGAGCTGGCGCTGGAAGAGGGGAAGTTTATCTGCCGGGTATGGCGGCGAAGCGGCGGAACCGCCAGCGGGACTTATATTATCGACAGCGAGTACCACCCTAAGCCCAAAGGGCTGGATTACTGGGATGAAATTCCCTTCACCTTTGTCGGCGCGCAGAATAACGATCCGACAATCGATGATTCCCCGCTGGCGGCGCTGGTGGAGATTAACCACGGTCATTACCGCAACAGTGCGGACTATGAAGACAGCGTGTGGTTCTGCGGGCAGGTTCAGCCGTATATGACCGGGCTTGATACTAACTGGCGCGATCACCTCGAGAAGAAGGGCGTGAAAATTGGTTCCCGATCACCGCTTTTGCTTCCCAAAGAAGGCTCGTTTGGTTATGCCCAGGCGCAGCCGAACATGCTGGCTAAAGAGGCTATGGACAGTAAGCGCGATTACATGGTGCAACTGGGCGCCCGACTGATTGAGCAGAACGCCACTGCGAAGACGGCTACCCAGGCGAGCGGTGAGCAAACATCTTCAACATCCGTGCTCGGTATTTGCGTTTCGAACGTTTCTGAGGCTTATACGCTGGCGCTGGGCTGGTGCGCAAAATATCTCGGTCTCAAAGATGAATCTCCTGCTTACACCATCAACCAGGAATTCATCGCGAAGGTGGCCGAGTCCGGCATGGTCACTGCGATCGTGAACGCCTGGCAGTCTGGCGCGTTGCGCGATACCGATATGATTCGGGCATTGCAGAAACTCGATCTGATTGACCCGGCAGATAATCCTGATGATGTGATCGATGCGCTTCGCAACCAGACTCCCACAATGACAGGAGGCTAGCATGCCAACCGTCAACGAAACCCTGCGTGACGAGGCGATTGGGCATTCCGTATGGCTCAGCCGTTACGCCACGGGCGTGGCAAATCGGATGGTTAAGTTGTTGAACGAGACGGACGCAGACCTGTCGGCGCGCCTGCTCGATGCCCTGGACAGATTGCCGCAGGAGAGCTTCACCGTTAACCGGCTGGAAAGCTTGCTGGGCAGTGTGCGGCAACTGAATCACCAGGCCGTTTCTGCAATGCAGGCCGGGCTGGAAAGTGAGCTGGTGGCGCTTGCGAAGAACGAAGCAAGTTATCAGTTGAGCCTGTTCGACTCCCTCCTGCCTTCGCAGGTACTCTCCCGATATCCGCTGCAGGGCATTACGGCTGACATGGTCTACGCCGCGGCGATGGCGCAACCCTTTCAGGGGCGGCTCCTGAGTGAGTGGGCGAGCAATCTGGAGTCGGACAGGCTAACGCGCATCGTGAACGCCGTGCGCCGCGGCTACATGGCGGGCGAAACGGTTGAAACCATCGCGCGAAACGTTCGTGGTCATGCCAACAAGGACTACCGCGATGGCGCGCTCCAAATGAGCAGGGCGAATGCCGCCAGCATAGCTAAAACTGCAATAAATCATCTGGCCGCGACCGCGCGTAACAGCTTCACCAGCGCCAACAGCGATATTGTGAAAGGAAAGCAGTGGTTATCCACGCTGGACAACAAAACCAGCCACGACTGCATTGTTCGCGATCTGCTGCGTTACACCCTGGACAACAAGCCGATGGGGCATAAGGTGCCTTACCTGCAGGGACCGGGGAAAATTCATTTTTGCTGTCGCTCAACCGAAACGCTGATCCTCAAATCATGGCGAGAACTCGGCATCGATATTGATGAAATGGACGAGGGCACCCGCGCGAGCATGGACGGGCAGGTTCCGGCGAAAACCACGTATCTGGAGTGGCTCAAGCGTCAGCCGGCACAGCGGCAGGATCAGGTGCTGGGCGTGGAGCGCGGGCGCATGCTTCGTGCCGGCGAAATCGACCTGAGCGACATGTACACCGATAAAGGCGAGTGGATCACTCTGGAGCGGCTCAAACAGCTATCAGCGACTGATAACTGACAAATATTACTTACATCATGCCCTGGCACCCGCCGGGGCTTTTTTATGGGCAAGGCCCGGCAAAATCCCGAGGGGACAATATGTTAATCCGAAATATGCTTCTGAAATTTTACGCTCCAGAAAACGGCGGTGAAGGAGGTGGTGGCGGTGTCGAAATCACGCCAGAAATCCAGAAGCTGATCGATGAGCGTGTGACGAGTGAAGTCACCGGTCTGAAAACCAAAAACTCTGAGCTGCTGGGGACCATCAAGCAGCAGAAAGAAAACCTGTCCCGCTTTGATGGTATCGATCCGGACGCCGTGCGCGGCATCCTGCAACGTTTCTCCGACGATGAAGAGGCAAAGCTGATTGCCGCCGGGAAAATTGATGAGGTGCTGGATAAGCGCACCGAGCGTCTGCGTGCTGATGTCGATAAACAAATCAAGATGGCTAATGAACGCGCGGATAAAGCCGAAGCGTTTTCCAACAAATTCCGGGATCGCGTTCTTGGCGATGCTATCCGCTCAGCTGCCGCTAAAACCGGCGCGCTACCAGAAGCATCTGACGACCTGATCCTGCGTGCCAAAGGCACTTTCAAGCTCAACGACGAAGGCGAGGCCGTAGCGGTTGATGCGAATGGCGATGTTCTGTTCGGAAAAGATGGGAAAACCCCGCTTAGCCCGCTTGAGTGGGCGGAGTCTCTCAAGGAGACGGCTCCACATCTGTTTCCTCGCGCCGAAGGTACTGGCGCGGGCGGGCATAAACCGAACGGTGGCGGCAGCCTGAAACGCTCCGAAATGAGCGCCAGCAACAAGGCGGACTACATCCGCAAGCATGGCCAGCAGGCCTTCCTCAAACTTCCGAAATAAGGGATTTACCCGATGACGACTGTTAATACCGATCTGATTATTTATGACGACCTGGCGCAAACCGCGTTCCTGGAACGTCGCCAGGACAATCTGGCAATCTTCAACGCCTCTTCCAACGGGGCGATCCTGCTGGATAACGAACTGATTGATGGAGATTTTCGTAAGCGCGCGTTCTACACGGTTGGCGGCTCCATCGAATCGCGCGATGTGAACTCTACCGACAAAGTAACGGGCAAAAAAATCGGTGCGGCCGAAGCGGTATCCGTTAAAGCGCCATGGAAATATGGCCCTTACGAAACCACCGAAGAAGCATTCAAACGCCGTGGCCGCTCCGTTGACGAGTTCTCTGAGGTGATTGGCACCGATGTGGCTGACGCAACCCTGGAAGGTTACGTGAAGTATGGCCTGAAGGCGCTGACAGCTGCAATCGGTGCCAACGCTGAAATGGTGGTGACCGCTGACATCGAAACGGATGGCAAAAAGACCCTGACGCGCGGCCTGCGTAAATACGGCGATAAGTTTAACCGTGTGGTTCTGTTCGTCATGCACTCCGTCACTTACTTCGACATCGTGGATGAGGCGATCGCCAATAAAATCTACGAAGAAGCGGGCGTGGTTGTGTACGGCGGCCAGCCGGGCACTCTCGGTAAACCGGTTCTGGTCACCGACACCATGGACGCCGACGCTATTCTGGGACTGGTGACCGGGGCGGTGACCGTGACCGAATCGCAGGCGCCGGGTTTCCGTTCCTATGACATCAATGACCAGGAAAACCTCGCGATTGGCTACCGTGCGGAAGGTGTGGTGAACGTCGACCTGCTTGGTTACAGCTGGGACACGGCGAAAGGCGATAACCCTGACCTGACCAAAATCGGCACTGCCGGCAACTGGAAGAAGCACTTCACCAGCAACAAATCGACAGCAGGTGTTCTGATCAAGCTGGAATCCGCAGCGGGGGAGTAACGCTGTCAGCGGATAAAACCTCCGCTACCGCTGACAGCACCGATGCGGTCACTTTTTCCCTGAAATACACCCACAACGGTTCCGGCATCGCAGGCAAGACTGTTGACTGGTCATCGACGGGCGGCACGCTCAGCACCGAGAGCTCGCAGACCGGCTCTGCTGGTGGCGCTACGGTGAAACTTACCGCTGACGCGGCAGGGACCTTTACGGTCACTGGCACGGTTGATGGTATGGCGAAAACCAGCAATGAAATCACATTCACCGCACCTGCCGGCGAGTAACGCATGGGGCGAAAGCCCCACCTTCGGGATATTTCCATGATCAATACCGATATCACCAGTGGTGGCGTAAACAGCTACGCCAGCGAGGAAGACCTGAAATCGTTCGCCGAATTGCGTGGCATTGAGCTGCCCGAGAAGCTCTCTCCATTGCTGATAAAGGCGATGGATTACCTTGAAGGGCTTGATTGGGCTGGCGCCAAATCTGAACCACGACAACCTCTGGCCTGGCCGCGTGTGAATGTCATTCTGGATGGACACGACCTGCCATCAGATGAAATCCCACGCCCGGTTATCACCGCACAATGCATGCTGGCGGTTGAGGCGATGGATGGCGATTTGCTTTCAAGTGTGCGTGAGGCCGCGGTAAAAACTGAGCGCGTAGAGGGTGCTGTCACCATGACTTACGCGGTCGCAGAAGGTGAAGTGTTTACGCCGTCCTATCCGGCGGTAATGGCTATCCTCGGCGGTTTAGCTGGCGGACGTGGCTACGCCATCAATTCCTTTGCGGAGCGTGCCTAATGGCGATCAACTATCAGCGCATGCGCGAGACTGCCACCCGCATGATCAAGCAGAACGGCGTGGCCTACAACGTCATGCGCAAGGGTAAGGTAACCGTTATCGCCGGGGTTGAGCATCGGTCCGAAGATATCCATTTCACGGCGACTGGCGTTAAAACGGAATATCAGCCGGGAGAAATCGACGGTACGGCGATCGAAAGCGGTGACGTCAGGATGGTATTCACCGCTGAGGAAGAAATCTTAACCGGAGATCTGATTGATATTGACGGCAAACAGCACCGCGTTGTTAAGCCTAACCCTGCTAAGCCCGGGTCGTTAGTGCTTTGCTACAAGTCGCAACTGAGGGCATAGCATGAGTGAGAATGCCGGATTTATTGCTGATATCAATGCATTCGTTAACAGAGCGAAAGCTAATCAAGATGCGGTGGTTCGTGCTGTTGGAATAAGAATCCTCAATCAACTGGTAATGATGTCTCCCGTCGGCAACCCTGAGCTTTGGGAAATCAATCAGACGGCTACTACCTATAACCGCGCTGTGTATGACCACAACGAAGCGCAAAGAGCAGACCCGTCCAATCTCACGAAAACCGGACGACTGAAGAAAAAAGCCCGGGTTGTCGATGGGATGGATATCAAAGCGCCGCCTGGCTACACCGGTGGGCGGTTTCGCGGCAACTGGCAGGTGTCGTTTGATGCGCCCACTACTGAGGAAACCGGTCGGATTGATAAGACCGGCGATCTCACCAAAGCCGCAGGAAACTACACACTTTCTCTATTCAAAGTAGGAATGAGTTCAATCTACTTCTGCAACAACGTTCCTTACGCTTACCCGCTTGAAATGGGGCATTCCACTCAGGCACCGGGTGGCATGGTACGCATTACGGCGGCAGAGTTTCAGCGGTTCTTTGATGAAGCGATCAAGGAGGTGGCGAAGTGATCCCAGATATTGCTGCGGCGCTGGCCGGAAGGCTTGGTGTCTGGGCCGATGCGGAGGGCATCGCGGTCGCCTGGGAAAATGTGCCGTTCACACCGCCTGCCGATGCGATTTACCTCGCGGTACACGACATGCCCGCCACACCCCGCACGCTCGATCTCGGTCTGCGCTGTCGGGTTTATTCTGGTGTGTACCAGATCAACGTTGTGGCTCCCGTTGGCACTGGCCGCACAGTTGCTGTGGCGCTGGCGGGTCGAGTGGCTGAGCTTTTCCCTGAAGGGCAGGAAGTTGAAGGTAACGGCTTCATCACTTCGATCAGCGGCGCGCCGGGTATCTTCCGAGCTATTTCGACCGACGTCTCTTACACGGTCCCTGTCAGCCTGAACTACCGGGCAGATATCGTCAGCTAGCCTGCTTCTCACCTTTTCAAACCAGACCGGCCTCGCGCCGGTTTTCTTTTCTTCGAAGGAGTAACTCCTATGGGCTTTGCACTGCCTAACGGCGCTCACGTCTATCTGGCGTCGGGATATGGCCCGGCAATTGCTTTCACTGGCGCGACGAACGCCGAAAACGTGGTGATCACCGTCAGTTCCGCGGAGGAACTTGAAGTGGGTGATATCGTCCATGTGAACTGCAACTGGTCCGGAATTGATAACGTCATTGCGAAAATCGATGTAATTGCTGAAAGCGCAGTCACGCTGCGAAATATCAATACCATTAACAAAAACAAGTATGCGGCCGGCGGCGGTACCGGCTCTATTCGCAAGGTGCTGGAGTGGACCGAACTGCCGCAGATTACAGAGTTATCGAAATCTGGTGGCGATCAGAACACAACACAAATCCAGTTCCTGAGCGATGACCGCCAGCGCAACCTCAACACCTACAAATCTGCTGTTTCGCAGACCTACTCGATCGCCCACGACTCCACGCTTCCGGTTTACCCGCTGCTGCGACAGCTGGATGAGGACGAAGATACGGTCGCGGCTTACATGTACGTTCCAAAGGCTAAAGAAAACCGTTACTGGGCGGCCACGGCATCCTTTGACGACACGCCAACCACTGCGGTCAATGAGGTGGAGACGGTGAGTGTGGTTCTGAACCTTCAGTCGCCGGCGATGACATTCTATAAAGTGACCGACGCCGCCGCGTAATACCGGCGGCTGCTCCCTTAATGCATGCCTCCCGCGCGGAGGCATTTTTTAATACGAGGCCATGATGGCGACTAAATTCACGCTCCAGCCCAAACCAACCTTCAAAGCGAACGTTACGATCCCGCGCGCCGGGGATGACGACGGGGTGCTGACCTTCACGTTCAACCATAAGCCGCTTAAGGAGCTGGCCGACCTGGAAAAGCTCGAGGGAAAAACGGCCACTGATTTCCTGATGGAAATTATTGCAGGCTGGGCGCTACCTGATGCGTTCAACGCCGACAACCTCGGTGTACTTCTGGAAAATTACCCGGCGGCCATGAAGACCATTCCGGAAACCTACTACCGCGAACTGATGGGCCAGCGCGAAAAAAACTGATAGCGGTTGCCTCGGCGTTCTATACGCCTGAACCCACGGCGGCGGATCTTACACCTTACGGGTTAACACCGGACGACTACGACGATCGGTACGTTGATGTCTGGCCCGACGTGTGGCCAGCATTCCTGGTGTTTCAGGCAATGAGTACCCAGTGGCGAACAGGTATGGGCGGGGCGTCCGGGCTTGACTATAACGTTCTGCCCTGGCTCATGCGCCTGCACGACGTCAGCGACGAGGCAACCACGCTTTCGGATATTCGGGTAATGGAAAGTGCCGCGCTAAAAATCATGCATAAAGAGAGGCCGGAATGAGTAACGATATCGCCACCATTTCGCTGCGCGTCAATACCGGTGAACTGGAGCGCGGCAGCCGCGAACTGGATCGTTTTCAGGATACCGCTACCGCCGCGGCGGGCAAAGCGGATGACCTGAACAGTACCTTTCGCACGGGTGTCGATAACCAGAAGAAAAACAGCGAAAGTCTGAAGCAGCAGCGCCAGGAGTTACAGAACCTGCTGAATAAAATCAGCCCGGTTAACAAAGCGCTCGACGAGCTGGACTCAATTCAGGAAAGCCTGGCGAAGTATCGCGGTAAAGGGCTGGTGGATGATGAAGATTTCACTCGATATAACAGCGTACTGGAGACGACCCGGGCGAAACTGGCTCAGGTCATGGAGGCTGAGACGGCAGAGGGACGGGCTCGCATCGAGCAGGCTCAGGCGGCCCAGCGGGCAGCGGCATCAGGGAAAACATTCATTGCCTCACTGGAGGAGCAAACTGCTGCGATCGGCAAAACGCGCGCTGAAATCCTTGAGCTAAAAGCCGCACAACTGGGAGTAACGCAGCAGGCCGCTCCGATGATCGCCAAACTGAAGGAACAAGAGAACGTCTGGAGGAATGGCGCGATCAGCGCGGGGCAGTACCGTAATGCCATGCGTTACCTTCCGATGCAAATGACCGATATTGCTACCTCACTGGCATCTGGTATGCCGATATACATGGTTGCCATCCAGCAGGGTGGTCAGCTGCGTGATACGTTTGGGGGAGTGGGTAATGCGCTGAAAGCCATTCTCTCGCTGGTAACGCCGGCAAAGCTGGCTTTAGGGGGAATGATTGGTGTTGCTGGTCTGCTGGTCGCTGCCTGGTATAAAGGTTCACAAGAGGCATCCGAATATAACAAACAGCTGATACTGACCGGCAATTATGCGGGGAAAACTGCCACACAGCTGTCTGCACTGGCAAAGTCTCTATCCGGTGACGGGATTAACCACTACACCGCTTCTTCTGTTCTGGCTCAGGTAGTGGGTTCTGGAAAGTTTGATGCAAACAAGCTTGAGACAGTGAGCCGCGCGGCAGTTGCGATGGAGCAGGCAACTGGTCAGGCGGTGGATAAGACCATCGCTAATTTCCAGAAGCTTTATGCCGAGCCAACCCAGGCATCGCAAGAGCTCAACAATCAGCTGCATTACCTGACGGCGGCTCAGTTTGAATACATTGCTTCTTTGGAACGTCGGGGCGATAAAGAGGCTGCAGGGCAAGTAGCCGCTGATGCCTACAGCCAGGCAGAACAACGCAGAAGCCAGCAGATTCTCGCTAATCTCGGTCTGGTTGAGAGAGCCGCACTTGCAGCCCGCAATGCTTTCAAAGGGATGTGGGACGAGCTGCTTAATATTGGGCGCCCGGAAGCACCGCAAGACATGCTTGCGAGAATGCAGGCTGATCTGGTGGATCGTGAGAGTAAGCTATTGCCTGAACGCCAGAAGATGGGTTACGGCTACAGCTACGACACCAGCTCACAGGACAGAGATTATGATAATCGCCGTAGAGCGCAGCTTGCGGCCATAGCATCGTTGAAAGCCCAGATTAACCCTATGTTGGGTGCCATCACACTTCAGAACGATTTGAACGGGGCTGTATCAGCAGGTAAAGAAATCAACGAAGATGCGATAAGTGCCCAGCAGATCATGAATCGCTATCTTGATGCCGGGACTGAAGCCGCAGAAAAGCGCCGTCAGGCTCAGGACGAACTGAATAAAGCCATTGCTGAAAATGCCAAAGCTGCCAAAAACGGGACGGCGACTCTCTGGACGGCTGAGAACATCGCCAAAGCGCGAGCCGGGATCGAGAAGCTTTATAGAGACCCCAAAACGCCAACAGCGAAAGGGGAAACATTCTCGTCCGGTATGCGAGCTGAGGATTCTGCTCAGTCTGAATTGCTGGCGCTTCAAGCGCAGCTGTATGCCCTGCAGAAGCATAAAGACCTGAACGACACGATCAGTCAGCAGCGTAAAAACTTATGGACCACTGAAGCCAAGTTCCAGGTGCTGGAAGAGGCTTCCCGGACTCGCTCGCTGACCAAACAGGAGCAGTCGCTGCTGGCGAACAAAGACCAGGTGCTTCAGCTGGCGCGTCAGAAAGCACTACTTGGCGACCAGATCTCCGCTCAGGAGCAATTGAACAAGCGGATGGATACTGCGCAGAAATACACTACGCAGATGTCCGAGAAGCAGGCAGCGTTGACAGGCGGCGCCGGGATGAGCGACCGGCAAGCTCAGCGTGAACTCGCTAACAGCCAGCTGGCTGCCGGCTGGAAAAATGCTGGCGGTAATCTGAACGACGACGGTTATCAGAAGCAACTAAAGGCGGCTAGTGACTATTACGATGCAGAAGATCGTCTGCGCGGTGACTGGCTGACCGGCGCGAAGAAAGGGTGGACTGAGTTCGAGGACAACGCGACCAATGTTTATGGGCAAATGCAAAATATTTCCCAGTCTGCATTCACGGGAATGGCATCAACACTCACAGATTTTTTCACCACAGGAAAAGCCAGCTTCACGGATTTTCTGACAACTTTCCTTAAGGGCATAGCGCAAATGCTGGTCCAGTTGGCTATGGTCAACAGTATGAAATCAGCGTTTGGAGGGACGGCTGTTGGGGCCTTTTTCGGTTTTTCTCAGGGTGGGCTGGTCCCGGCATTCGACAGCGGGGGCTATACCGGCGATGGTGGAAAATATCAGCCGAAAGGTGTCGTTCATGGTGGTGAGTTTGTGTTTACCAAAGAGGCTACCAGCGCGATTGGTGTTGGCAATCTCTACGCAATGATGCGCGGCGCGCAGGGTTATGCTGACGGCGGTTATGTTGGCAATGCGGCGATGTATGGTCTGCAATCTGCTGGCGCTGGAGGTATCACGGTTCAAACCTCAGTTGTCGTGCAGAACCAGAACTCGCAGCAGCAAACTTCAGGAAATGACGAAGCGATCACCCGGGCTTATAAGCAGACAATCGATCAGTCTGTTCGGGCGGGTATTGCCCGGCAACTCCAACCCGGAGGCATGATATGGAATGCAACGAAATCACGTTAATGTTGCTTATGCATGTTTTGTCGTTGAGTTAATTCCTGATAGGATTGTTCCTAGTTTTTACTGATGGAATAGGGACATGAAAAAAATAATTGGCGTGATTTTGCTTTCCTTCTTACTTTCTGCTTGCGATAAACCTCAAATTGACTCATCCACTGATGACGCAATGAAATCTTCTATAGCGAAAGTCAGAGAGTCACTTCCGGAGAATAAACGAGAGGAATTTGATAGCGCTCTTAAGGTTGTAGTGTTCAGCAACATTAATATGGCTGACCTAATGCGTGCATCTTCGGAGAGTGACAAAGAAGACATAAGCAAAAAGATGCGCGAACCGTTGGCTGGCAAAACTGGTGAGGAAGTAATCTCTTATGCACAGAAAATAACTGTTGAGAGAGAACTTAAGCAGAAAGAGCAGGCACTTCAGGAAATCAAAGAGCTTGAACAGAAAAAGGCTGACTCCGAGAAGGCCAAAGAAGAGCTAAAAAAAGTACAGGTTTTATCATCTCGATTTAGCCTGGAGCCTGAGGAGTACGGCCAACCTCAGCCTGTAATTAGACTTGTTGTGAAAAATAATTCTGATAAAGCTATTTCCCGGGTGTTCTTCCGGGGGGTGATAGCCAGCGAAGGACGCTCAGTGCCATGGCTGGAACAGGATTTCAACTACGAAATTGCTGGTGGATTGGAACCAAATGAAGAGGCCGCTTGGGCTTTGGCTCCTAATAAGTTTTCTGAATGGGGCAAGATTAATGCTCCAGCTGGCGCAGTCTTCACAGTTACAGTAACGAGAGTTAATGGTGCAGATAAAGAGGCGCTGTTTGATGCATCTGGTTTTACAGAGCAAGATGACAGCAGGCTAGAAGATTTGAAGAAAAAATATCTTTAATCTGTCATCGCTACTCGACCCGCTTCGGCGGGTTTTTTTATGCCCGGAGGAAACGTGGCGATCCAAATATTCACTTGGCGAACCCAGATACAGGCAGGTATGGAGGGCGAATTTAGTCACTCCACTCGCGCCGCATCATTCGGTGATGGCTATGAGCAGATTGCCGGCGAGGGCATCAATCCCGAAAAGCAGTCCTGGCCAATAACCCTCACAGGTAAAAAAGCAGAGATGCTAGCCGCCCTGAATTTCTGTCGTTCGCACATCACAAAATCGTTTATATGGACATCACCAATTGGCGAGGCGGGACTTTACCGCGTTGAGGCTGATTCAGTGAAAGCGCAACCCCTCTCGAGCAAAGTAATAACCATAACCGCTACTTTCAAGCAGGCATACGCACCATGATCACAGAAGATTACCAGCGACTCGAACCGGGCAATAAAATTCGCCTCATTGAGGTTGATGGCTCCACATTTGGTGTCGATGACGTACTGCGTTTTCATGCGTACAACTTGCCCCATACAGCTGGTGAAATTGCCGCTGCTGGTGGGGATGAAACGAAACTTGTAGCAAAGAGTATCTGGTGGCAGGGAAAAGAATATGCCGCATGGCCATACCAGCTCGAAGGGCTTGAGGCATCAACCGACGGCAGCAGCGCACAGCCGACCCTGACGGTGGCAAACATCGACAGCTCGATCACTGCGCTCTGTCTGGCCTACGACGACATGCTCCAGGCGAAGGTTACTATTCACGATACTTTTGCCCATTATCTGGATGCCAGAAACTTTCCCGAAGGTAATGCGACTGCTGATCCGCTTCAGGTCAGAAAACGGGTGTTCTACATCGATGGAAAGAACAACGAACTGGCGGGGGAAAGCGTCGAGTTTATTCTCACCAGCCCGATGGATCTTCAGGGGTTAATGATTCCGACGCGTCAACTCCACTCACTATGCACATGGTGTATTCGCAACCAATATCGCTCGGGTGACGGGTGCGATTACGCAGGCGCCAGTTACTTCGACCTGAACAATAATTCGGTAGACGATCCGTCACTAGATACCTGCAATGGCACGCTAACCGCATGCAGGTTGAGGTTTGGTGAAAACGAAGAATTACCCTTCGGCGGTTTTCCGGGGACTTCCCTTATCAGGAGCTAATCATGCGTCAGAAAACGATAAACGCCATCATGGCTCATACTGCTGCAGAGTACCCACGTGAGAGCTGTGGAGTGGTCGCTCAGAAAAGCAGGGTGGAGCGCTATTTCCCGTGCCGTAACGTATCGGCTGAGCCGATGGAGCAATTTCATCTTTCGCCTGAGGATTACGCTGAAGCTGAAGATTGGGGAACGGTGATTGCCATAGTTCATAGCCATCCTGACGCTACGACTCAACCAAGCGAGTTGGATAAAGCACAGTGTGATTTGACGCTTTTGCCCTGGCATATCGTAAGTTGGCCTGAAGGAGATCTGTGTACCATTCAACCGCGTGGTGAGTTACCGCTAGTGGGGCGTCCGTTTGTTCTGGGCGTGTACGACTGTTGGGGGATTGTGATGAGCTATTTTCGCCAAACCCATGGCATTGAGTTGACCGACTATCGTGTGGATTATCCGTGGTGGGAGGACAGTTATTCGGACAATTTCTATCAGGAATGCTGGTATGAATGTGGTTTCCGCGAATTTGCTGGTCCCCCGCAGGCTGGCGATATGGTGATCATGCAGGTACAGGCCAATAAGTGGAATCATGCCGGCATCTTGCTTGAAGGGAATATGCTACTTCATCATCTGTATGGCCACCTCAGCCAGCGTGTGCCTTACGGCGGGTACTGGCGGGAACGAACAATGAAGATAGTTCGTTTTAAGTCTGATGGGGACAGGGACTCCAACTAACGCGACTCAATGTGTTAGTTATTGATTTTCAAGATACTTATTTACATGTTAGGATTAATCCGAACAATACTAATGGGAATAAGATTTTGAAAAAACTACTAATTATTTTAGCTGTTCTTACATTGGCAGGATGTGCACGTCCTTATGGGCAGGCAGAAAAGATACTAAATCAAGAAATCGTAACACCCAAAACTGATACACAGCAGACAAAGGTTACTGTTACACGAAATAAACAATTCATTGGTGGCGGAAGTGGAGGAATGTGTAAGTTCCTAGTTGCTATCGATGATAAAGATGTCGCCCTTCTAAGACAGAATCAATTCGTTACAGCTTATTTAACTGATGGTCCTCATAAATTACGAGTCAGTAACGAATGTAATGTTCTAAGCATGGGTATGCGAAAAACTCTTGATCTCGTTGCCGACGGCACGCCACAAGAATATGTGGCAGAAGTTGGTTTCTGGGGGCAATATAGAATGTGGAAAGTTAAGTAAATTCATAAATAAATTTAAGGTCGCTCAGGCGGCCTTTTTTTATGGAGTTAATATGACTGCGTTACTCAATAAAGAGCCTGCCCGAACAATTAGGTTGTACGGCATTCTTGGCGCTACCTTTGGTCGTGAATACAAGCTATCAGTTGCATCGCCTAAAGAGGCCATCCGTGCGCTCTGTGTGATTGTTCCGGGTTTCGAGCGTTTCCTAAATACCAGTAAACAACGCGGTCTTACCTACGCTGTTTTTAGCGGAAAGCGAAATCTGATCTCTGACGAGCTCGACATGGATAAAGGTTGTGAAGATATCCGTATTGCGCCTGTCATTATCGGCAGTAAAAAAGCTGGCGCATTCCAGACGATACTCGGTGCGGTATTGGTCGTCGTCGGCGTTGCGATTGGTTACTTTTCTGCTGGCACGCTATCAGCGGCAGGTTATGGGGTAGCGAAGTTCGGTGCTGCGATGATGATCGGCGGCGTAGTACAAATGATGTCGCCGCAGACGGCGGGCCTCGCCAGTAAGCAGTCAGCAGATAACCAAGCTAGCTACGCATTTGGCGGTGTGACAAATACCACAGCTCAGGGAAATCCGGTACCACTTCTCTATGGCAAGCGACGCATTGGAGGTGCCATTGTATCTGCCGGCATCTACGTTGAAGATCAGCAGTAACGCCACTCTTTTCAACCTGGCCACCTTCGGGTGGCTTTTTTTATGGGCGCAATATGGTTACAGCAACTGCGATTAAAGGCCGAAAAGGCGGCAGCTCCAGCTCACGAACCCCGACCGAACAACCGGATGATCTGCAGTCGGTAGCAAAGGCGAAAATCCTCATTGCGCTTGGAGAGGGCGAGTTCGCTGGTCACCTCACTGGGAAGGATATTTACCTGGATGGTACTGCGCTCGAGAACGCAGACGGTTCACAGAATTTCAGCGGCTTAACGTGGGAGTTCCGCCCGGGAACGCAGGCTCAGAAATACATCCAGGGTATTCCCGGAACCGAAAATGAAATTAGCGTGGGGGCTGAGGTTTCCAGTGCAACCGCCTGGACGCGTACATTCACTAATACCCAGTTGTCGGCTGTTCGCCTGCGCCTGAAATGGCCGTCTCTTTTTAAGCAAGAGAATGACGGTGATCTCGTCGGTTACTCTGTCAACTACGCGATTGACCTGCAGACAGACGGCGGCACATGGCAGACCGTGCTCAATACCAGCGTTACGGGGAAAACGACCTCCGGTTACGAGCGCAGCCACCGTATCGATTTACAGCAGGCGGGCAGCACCTGGACGCTTCGTCTGCGCAAGATAACCGCTGACGCAAATAGCGCGAAAATCGGCGATGTAATGACGCTGCAAAGCTTTACTGAGGTGATTGACGCCAAACTGCGTTACCCGAATACGGCGTTGCTCTATATCGAGTTTGACTCAAGCCAGTTCAACGGCTCCATCCCTCAGATTTCCTGCGAACCTCGCGGACGCGTAATCCGTGTTCCCGATACCTACGATCCTGAGACTCGAACCTACAGCGGTACCTGGACGGGCACGTTTAAGTGGGCGTGGACGGATAATCCTGCATGGATTTTTTACGATCTGGTGGTCACTGACCGCTTCGGCTTAGGCAACCGTCTCACTGCGGCCAATATCGACAAATGGTCGCTTTACCAGGTTGCGCAGTACTGCGATCAGCAGGTACCAGACGGCAAGGGCGGGAGTGGTACCGAGCCGCGATATACCTGCAACGTCTACATTCAGGACAGAAACGACGCCTACACCGTGCTACGAGATTTTGCGGCCATATTCCGCGGTATGACTTATTGGGGTGATGACCAGATTGTCTGCCTTGCGGATATGCCGCGTGATGTCGATTTCAGTTACACCCACGCTAATGTTGTTGAAGGGAAATTCACCTACTCCAGCAGCACGACCAAGAGCAGGTACACAAACGCGCTGGTCTCATGGTCCGATCCGGATAATGCCTACGCTGATGCTATGGAGCCGGTTTTTGAACAGGCATTAGTGGCGCGCTATGGCTTCAACCAGCTCGAACTGACGGCCATAGGTTGCGCCAGACAATCGGAGGCGAACCGAAAAGGGCGCTGGGGCATTCTCACCAATAACAAAGACCGTGTAGTGACCTTTAATGTCGGGTTGGACGGCAATATTCCACAGCCTGGATATGTCATCGCTGTGGCGGACAGGAACCTTTCCGGACGTGATCTGGGCGGAAGAGTCGCCAGTGCAAATGGCCGGGTTATCACTCTTGATCGAGCTCCTGGTGCCGCGGCAGGAGACAGGCTAATCGTTAACCTGCCTTCCGGTGTTGCTCAGTCACGCACTATCCAGGCGATTTCAGATAAAGCGGTCACTGTCACCACGCCGTATAGCGAAACACCAAACGCTGAAGCTGTCTGGTTGTTAGAGAGTGATGAACTTTACTCGCAGCAATACCGTGTTGTTAGCGTGACGGACAACGATGATGGGACATTTACCATCGCCGGAGCTAATCACGATCCGGATAAATACGCCCGCATTGATACAGGGGCGATCATCGACCAGCGCCCGATAAGTGTTATTCCTCCGGGCAATCAGGCGCCACCAGCAAACATCGTTATCAACTCCTTCTCGATGGTTCAGCAGAATATCAGCGTTGAAACAATGCGCGTCAGTTGGGACCAGGCGCAGAATGCTATCGCCTATGAAGCGCAGTGGCGCCGCAACGACGGAAACTGGGTGAACGTACCGCGCAGCTCCACTACGTCTTTTGACGTACCGGGTATTTACGCCGGGCGCTACCTGGTGCGCGTGCGCGCCATCAATGCTGCGGAAATTTCATCTGGCTGGGGATATTCAGAAGAGAAAACGCTGACGGGTAAAGTGGGCAATCCACCGAAGCCAGTTGGCTTTATCGCTTCTGAAAACGTGGTGTTTGGTGTTGAGCTGAACTGGGGATTCCCTGCAAATACCGATGACACACTGAAGACGGAGATCCAGTACAGCCTGACCGGGACCGAAGATGATGCGATGCTGCTGGCCGATGTGCCTTACCCGCAGCGCAAATATCAGCAGATGGGCCTCAAGGCGGGACAGATTTTCTGGTACCGGGCGCAGCTGGTGGACCGAACCGGCAACGAATCGGGGTTCACAGACTGGGTTTGGGGCCAGGCCAGCATCGATGTTTCCGACATCACTGATGCCATCCTGGAGGATATCAAAGAATCGGACACGTTTAAGGACCTGATCGAGAACGCCGTCGACAGCAACGAAAAAATTGCTGGCATGGCCGAGGACATCAAACAGAATGCCGACGATGTTGAGCAGCAGGCGCTGGCCATTCAGGAAAACTCAGATGGCCTGGCGCAGGCAGCTGTGAAGATCGACGAGATTTCTGTATCGATGGATGGCATGACGGGAGGGGTGAAGAACTCCGCTATCGCCATAATCCAGAACGGACTGGCGCAGGTTACTTCGCGTCGATCTCAAACCGTGACGAATGCCGGAAACAGCGCCAGCATTGACCGCATTGACACAACGGTTGCGGATACCAGTTCGGCGGTTGCCCGTGCACTTGTTACGCTGGATGCATCTGCCGGTGGCAATATTTCCAACGCAACCGATCTCACCGAAACCCTGGCTGACTTCACTCAGGCATCTGCAACAAAAATCAATTCTCTGACCGTAACGGTGAATGGACAGACTGCTGCTATCACGCAAACCGCTAATGCGGTTGCTGACATTAACGGCAACATCAGCGCGATGTATAACATCAAAGTTGGCGTGGCCGCTAACGGGCAGTATTACGCCGCCGGGATGGGGATCGGCGTAGAGAACACGCCTTCTGGTATGCAGTCGCAGGTTATCTTCCTAGCAGACCGTTTCGCTGTAACCACGCAGGCTGGCAGCACTGTAGCATTGCCCTTTGTGATCCAGAACGGCCAGACTTTTATCCGAGATACATTCATCCAGGACGGGACCATATCTAACGCCAAGATTGGTAATTACATCCAGTCAAATAACTACGTGGCGGGTTCCGCTGGCTGGAAACTTGATAAGGGTGGCACCTGGGAAAACTACGGCAGCGACGGTCAGGGGGCAAGAAAATCGACCAACGTCACTGACAGTATCAGGGACTCGAATGGCGTTCTCCGCGTGCAAATCGGCAAACTCACAGGGGTGTTTTGATGTCATGGGGTATACAAACATGGGATGCGTCGGGTAAACCCAATAACTACGGTATCAAGCCAGTTTCCGTTGTTGGGCGTATACAACTGGCTGCCGGACAAACATCCGGCAGTTGGTCTTTTACGATTCCCTCTGGAATGAAAGTCGGCTTTGTTCTTTCACTCGATGAAGGAGGGAGCAGCGTAGGTCGGCGCATTGTAGCATCGGGGAACACTATAACCGTATCAGCTGCCTCTACTGTAGGACTGGGCAATTATCCGGCATCAAAGTGTGAGGTGGTCATTTTCATGGAGAAATCATAATGGCCGAATTTGGCGCAATGATATTAATGGATAACGGGAATCCCTTTGTTACACCACAATCAACACCTTTTTGTCTTTACGGAAAGTACACCTTTAATTCATCCGCTAATGGCAGTTCTCAGCAGGTTGCACAGAATATTGCATTGAACGCAAGTTATCCTGCGATGGTATTTATTAAAACCACCAATACAGCACAGCCCACACCTGTTATGTCTTACAGGAATGGCGGTAATATCTATATTGGCGGGGTTAACCCCTATAACCAGAGTTTCACCCTGACAGTATATGTATTTGCCGTATTCCCGCAGACATTACCGAAATGGGGTCTGGCTATTTGGGACGCAGCCGGAAAGCTTGTGCTGACAAATGAGTCTCGCGTTTTATCAGACCTGCAGACAGTTGGCACGCCGGGCGCAAACGGGGGGATCAATATTGACCAGACGCTCAGCGGTTCGTGGGCGGTCGCTCCTGCTCAGTTGGGTCAGACTATAATCGTAAATAACTCCACCCAACCTCCTACCATTTACACAATCAATGCATATTCGTCATGCAGGTTCGATGGAACAAACACGAGGATAAACACTGGCGGGACTTCAACGGGGACAGGGGCGCCGGGAGGCGGTACAAATACCGGGATTTCATTAACAGCGATAAATACAGCGGCCTATGACTGATTGATCGTTTTGAGCGATCAATAACAGATAATTGATCTATCTAATCAATTATACCCACCTCTTTCATGTTGGTATTGTCTAAGTTCATGAATACCTTGGGATACCATTACATGAATAAGCTACTCATCTGCCTGGCTGGAGCTGTCATGCTGTCTGGCTGCGCTGGCGTACTTGAGAAACAGGAACCAGTTTGCAGTGGCACAGCCATCGTTGGCGGTCAGGAAAATACGGTTCAAATTTACGGCGTTCGCAAACAAAACAACCAGACACAGTACCGAGCCGGATACCCTTTCAACTGGCGCTGGGTAAGTGCGAACACATTCACTGACACCACCTGCAAATAACCAACCATTTTGAATAACAACCTCGCTCTGGCGGGGTTTTTTATTGCCTGGAGAAAATATGATTTATAACACCGGCACCATCGCTATTAACGGAAATACCGCCACCGGCACAGGCACGAACTGGACGGCTCCCGCCAGCCAGGTTCGCGCTGGCCAGACTATTATCGTAATGTCTAACCCGGTCCAGATGTTCCAGATTTCAGCAGTAAACAGCGCCACGTCAATGACGGTAACGCCAGCTGCTTCACCGGTGCTGAGCGGCCAGAAGTACGGCATTCTGGTATCAGACAATATCTCTGTCGATGGCTTGGCGCAGGCGATGTCGCAGCTCATCAAAGATTACGACGAGAATATCGGTGCATGGGAGACGTTTGCCACAACCACGGCAAACCAGAGCATCACTGTCACCATCAACGGCAAGGCAGTAAGCATTCCAGCGATCGGCAAGTTACTGCAGAAAGGAAGCAATGGTGCGCTGGGGATTGCTGACGGCGGTACCGGCGCAACGACCAAAGAAGACGCTCGCACAAACCTCGGTTTGGGA